CTTCTGGGTCAATGTAAGCGAAGATTGCCACTGGGAAACTGAATGGGAGGTGCTATGACCAAAACGAGAGGATCTTGGGTTTATAATGAAGACGGAACAATAGAACCATCTTCGCTTCATTGGAAACGAAAGTTATTTTCAACTTCATTTAGAAAGTGGGATAATAGAACTAAACAATACAAGTATGTAAAGTATGGTTCTGAAGAGCATAAACAAATTCTTTCTTATAAAGGTGGTGGTAGAAGAGTTTCTGCTGCTCCAGTTCAAGTTCCAAGGTCAATTTCTGATAAATGGTATTTGTCTGAAGAATGGAAATCGTGTCGCAAAGATTATCTTTGTAATTATTACAAACTCAATAAAAAAAGAGTATGTAATTGTTGTGGAAAATCTGAAGAAGAAGTAAAAATGCATGTTGACCATATTTACCCAGTAAGAAGATATTGGAATATGAGATTGGAACACACAAACTTACAAAATATGTGTGAAATTTGTAATTTGCGAAAAGGAAATTTTATGGATAATGCAATTGCTGAACGACGACTTATCAAAAAAGATAAAAAATGGGTTATTCTTGAAGTCAAACAAGAACCTTTTGTCTGTCCTGACTGGTTGAAGGATGATACTCCATTTGACTGGAAAGTAGAAGAACCACAACCAAAAAAATTAGAAATTCTTTCTATCAAAAAAGTGGAGTAAACTTACCAATGACCAAAGCAGAAAAAGTAATTCTAGCATTCTGGGACTCTCATCAACAAGAAAGATCATACTGGCATCGTGATGGTGTTGCTGCTGCCTTGCGTGAGGTAGTCAATCAAGTTCTTCCATACAGTCCAAATGACACATTCACTGCCTGGAAACAGGAAGTGCTAAAAATCGCTGATGAAATTGAGGCAGTACAATGAATCTCTATATTATCAGCAATGTTCTTTGGGATGCTACTCGTGGAATGTGTGTAATTGCTGCTGAATCTATGTCTCATTGTGAAGAGATTTATGTGAAAAAGTTTGAGCATTGTGAGATGTGGTCAGGTGATGAGATTATTGACGCACAAACAGATTTTAAGGATGCAACATTTCAGGTGATTGAAAACATCAATCATCCCGCAGGTGTTATTAATTATGTTTTTGGAGGAGGTTGAAATGACTGACGAACAAATTGAAATGCTCCGCCGTCTTATTCAAGATGAGATTGAAGTTGCTGGTGTTGATGGTATGGAACACGGTGTATGGGGATGGATGGATAGTCAATTAGACAAACGATGGAAACAATTTCAGGAGAGTTTCAATTCTCAAGAAGAAACTGAATGGAATGAGACAGGAGACGGAGTTTAAAATGACTACCAGAGCCCTACAAATCCTAGAATCCACAATGGAACTCACACTACGACCCAAAAGTGAAGACCGACAGAAACTGATTGCCCGTGTAATCAACGAAGTTGCTGATCGGTTATGCACCGATTGTGGAGAACTTGAAGACCCTGTTGAGGTTTTGCGTGAAATTGCTGATGAAGTGGAGGCATTATGACTGACACTAAACGATTAACATTGTGGGAAATCATGCGAGACAATCTCGGATTCTCTATTGATATGTGTGATGAGATTGTAGATGCTGTTGAGGAGTGGTTGCCACCAATTCATGATACTAATAGTTATAAGTGGAATGAGTGTATCAAAATGATGCAGGAGAAACTACGATGACTGAAAACGGATTTGACGATTGGTTCTATGAAATGGAAGGTTTCGGTCTCCGTTCTGAAAGATGTGCAAGTGACTTTGATGCACAAAATTGGAATACAATGGTAGAATGGTTGAGGACTGCATATCAAATGGGGTATGAAAAAGGACAGGAGGCATAACAGTGACTGAGAAGGACAAAATTTTTCGTAATGTCTGGTGTTGTGCCTATCAACGAAGATATAATGCTATGGTTAAGAAAAACTGGGAGTTATATTATCGTGAACATGAAACAATATTGATGTGTCTTAGCATAGCAAAATGGACAACATTCAGTACAAACTGAACAATTGCAATTTATATCATAAAATTTTTGTATAAATTAAAACTTTGATATATACTGCAGTTATATTCATGAACACACATGTCAAGCTTTGATTATTCAACAGAAGTTACACAAGACGAAATTACAGGACAATATTACATTTCAATTCCATATGATCTGATAGAAGAGCTTGGATGGGAAGAGGGGGATATTGTGGAGTGGGAATATCACGATTACAATGAAGAGCCTGGTTTAAGACTACATAGAGTAGGCGAATAAAATTGAAATTCCATTCTGAATTATGGCAAAGAAAAAAAAGATAAAAACAGATAACATGAAACCGCGTGCTGCGGTTAATATGGAAAAAACAATTTCAACTGTTAATCCAAACCCCCCTAATCCTAATAATAATCCACCAATTACAATTTCTGGCATTATTAAAAATGTTTATAATGAAGTTGGTGTTCCAGCCTATAGTACTTTATATGGAACAGATTCAAATGGCATCCCCTTGAGGGCGATTACTAACGCACAAGAAGATCCTTTAATGATGCGTTATGAATATCCAACTGTATATGGCAGCAATGATTTTGATGTATCAGCTGGTGATGAAGTATATGGTGATAACATTTTAAATAGAGATTATTATTTTCAACAAGATACCAAATCAATTAACAACGGCAAAATAGTTATTCGTAGATTTGAAAAAAAAGGTAAACCATATATTACATATGATGAAGAATATTTCAATCATATTTTTAATTGGCCAACATCACATACATTACGATCTCGCAAACTTGGCGGATTTATTAAAGAAATAATTACTACTACTATAACAACCCCAGGAGCCCCTGGCGCCACTCCAACTGCACCAGTCCCACCGACAATCAGTTCATCTAGTGTTACAAACATATATCCAGTTGCGGCAACACTTAATGGACAGTTTAACTTACAAAAAGTTCAAAGTAGTCTGTATTATATTAATGATGATTGGACATATACTGAAATTCCATTAAATGCAGATGGTACAGTTAATAGCGAAACGGTTACAGACAGAATTGGTAAACCAGTTTTGTATCATGGAGGAACAGATAATAATAGTATCTTTTTTAATTACGTTGTAGACACTACAAATATAAATGAAGTTGCAACAAGTAATCTAGTAGCCATTGGTGATACAGTAAATGGTGCAACTATAACTAATATTGTCAATTATTTGGTTGATACTGCACTTAAAAGAACTGCCTCTAGATATCCAAAAAAAGGTGAAGTAAATATAGATATTACACAGACCCAATTTTTAGCATTAGATTCTAGTTATACAGTAGCAGATTTTAATAATACAAAAGCTTGGTTAAAATTAAATGAAGTAGATGGTATTACTAAGGGTAATACCATCTCTGGAAAAGGAATTCAGTCTAACACCTATGTTACTGGTGTAGATGAATCAAGAAATAAAATTTATATTTCAAAAACTTTATCTGATAAAAAAGTAAAATTAATTAGAGTATTTGATGATGCAATCAATAAAGTAAATAAAAGCACTTTATGTTATGCAGAAATTTCTGGAACATCTGTAAACTTTAGTGCAGATACTGATTATAGTGTCACTAGAAATAATGCGTCAACTGGTATTACTATACGTGTAAGGGCAGGAAAAGGCGTTAAGAATAGATCTGCAATCACTGGTGTATATTTTAGTAAAAATAAAAAAGAACTTGAGTATGTACCAATTTTTTATTCGGCTGATTCAAATTGTCAAAAAAATACATTAACAGATAATAACGGCACATATACACTCGGTACAGTAATTTGGAATGATAACACCAGACTTGAGAATAAGTATTTGATGACCAATCCAAGTGCTGGAATTGCATATTCAATTTCATCATTTTATCTCTCATTTACAAATGCACCGATTGATAAAGAAACTCTTGAACGAATGATAGATTCATATAATCAAAATACTAGTGTATTGGACTTATATAATAAAATTAACGAGTATGTAAAAACAGTAATTGGTAGTAGACGTGCTGCAGGTGTTTTTGATGATATCTGTAGGGATGAAATTTTTGTAGAGTACTTTCAAGCATATAATCCACTTATTGAAGTTAACACCTTTACGAGCAATATTGGTCAAATAAACTCTGCTGTCGGAGATGACTGTGTAACAAAGTTACCTGCATTTGAATCATATTCAATTGATGAATCGAAACAAAAAATTGAATCTATAATTAATAATTCTGTACAAAACTCTATTATTTTGCCAGATGAGTATTATAAAAAATTAGTATCTAATAAAGATTCTTTAATGAATAGACTTACTGATGCATCAAAATTAGTACAAGATTCTACTCCAAAACAAACAAAAATCAATAACCTTCCACCTAGTATTGAGGGAGAAGATAGTTCTGGAGTTCGATGGTTGACTGAAAACTTTAGAGATCTCCCTCCTGCAATGGATAGAGTCAAATTTTTTGTTAATGATATTTCTCTCGCATCAGATAAAGATTTAGATCCTACTCTGAATTTAGATCCGGCAACAACAGTCAATCAACCAAAAATTATTATACGTTCCAGACCATGTTGGACTTGGGGTGGAGAAAACTCAATTCCAGTTGGTATTAATGGATATACGCCGTTTATTGCTACTATTGGATTAAATGTTGATGTAGATAGTAATAACCATGTAAATAGTATTACTACCTTTCCTGGTAGTATTAATAAACAAAATGAAACGATTATTTCAGGCAATCAAACGATCACAATATCTAGATCTTGGATTGAGCCAACACCAAAAACAGCTAATGACAATATTATTTTTGGGGAAAAGAAAAAAACTTATCAACAAGGTGGATATATCAAGGCGACAAATTGGACTCTTCCTCCAGAACTAAGAGATTTAGATCATAAAGAACGTACTGAAGATAGTGATATAGAAAATCCAACTGTATCAATTTATCCAAAGCAAGTTTGGATGCCAAATATAAATTATCAAATAGATTATCATAAAATGTTTTCATTTAGAACAGAAGAACTTTCTGAACTTTTAGGTGAAACTATTACTAGTTTTGGCAATCCATACTTAGATAATCCAGTTAGAGCAAAATTAACTAAGACTCTAGAACCAGGAGATACTACAATTCATGTAAAATCTACAGCGGGTTTTGTTTCTTCTGGATATTTAATTATTCCAAAATACATAAAAAAATTATATACAAATGAAACTGGAAATATTAATAAAAATTTTACTTATTGCGGAGAAGAAATAATTTATTACAAATCAAAAACAGATACCAGTTTTAATACTTGTGAACGTCAATTATTTGGCACTACCGATAACTTTAATATTACAGTTCCATCGTATTCTTTAGAAGCCAATGTAATGTATAAAATTGTCACTTTAGGGGACACTAATTGGCAATCTGTTGGAGCCGGAAAAAGCCCATCAGTTGGAACTATTTTTACAGCATCTGGTTCTATTACTGGAACTGGATTAGCTGAGGTACTGGGTTCTACTACGGAAGAAGTTCCAGAGGTAAAGTTGGTTTCTGGTGTTAAATCTCCAAGTAAAATTCCTATAATGACAAGTTATGAATATGGTTTTAGTATATCTCAACATTGGGTATTTACTTTAAAGGGGAACTAAATGGGAACACCTATACACAGACTAGGAGATATCAATACAGCTGGTGCTCCAATCCTTTTTGCAAAAGCAATTACAGTTGTTTCTGCAGGAGCTCCAGTTGCAACCACAGGAGATCCAGTTGCTGGACATGGCCTCCCACCCCATTCATCGCCTGTAACGGGTCCAGGCAGTCCTATAGTACTCGCTCAAGGAGTTCCTGTAAATAGACAGGGCGATGTAGATACTTGCGGTCATTTACGAGCAACCGGCAATCCCACAGTTTTGATAGGACCTTGACATATATGGTTATTTTTGTTATAGTATAGATTCATTGAGTTAACCATATGGCAAAAGTAGGAAGTTTTAATAAGACCAGTTATGTTCCTGGCAGTCCAAAAAAGACTCGTCAAGGTCGTAGTCAACATACTCACTTGGGTGCTTCTTCCCGAAATGGACGTAAAAAACGTTATCGTGGCCAAGGTAAAGGTTAAATTGTTCGCCCTCCGCAAGGAGGGTTTTTTTATGAGGAAAAATGGCATAAATAACACTATGAGGAGATAGAAACCTCCTAAAAAGTTCTGGTAAACCAGAATTTAGAGCATTTTATGGCTACTTTTCATGTCCCAGATCATGATTATGATTATATGAAGCAAAAATTTGGTACTTGTGTGTTAATTAGTGACCCTGCTTCAGAAAAATATTTAAATATGTCCAAAAAAACTCCGGCAACAAACAGAATGGAAAGGTGGTGCGGCGGAAAAAATGGATTTGATGATTATGTAGAACGTTTTGACACTTAATTTTCAAATATCACTGCAATGATAGGATCAACTTCAATAAAAAAATCATTAACATCTGAATTTCTTGGAAAAATTTCAAGATCTTTTAAAGATATTAGCTTTAATTTTACAAGAAATCCTATCACAAATGATGTTGTGATATTAAAAAATGAAGAAGCGATCAAACAGTCTGTAAAAAACTTAGTATTAACTCAAATAAATGAAAGGCCGTTTAGACCTATTTTAGGTACAAACACCACAACTATGTTATTTGAGTTGGGCCCAGAGATTGCTGCTAACTCGTTGATTCAAGAAATTGAAGATGTATTAATTGAAAACGAACCTAGAATAGGTTTAGAAAAAATTGATGTTGAAGCAATAGATGATCAATATAAATTTGAAGTAACAATTGAGTATTTAATAGTTGGACTTCCTCCAGAAGTTCAAACCCTATCCTTTATTCTCGTTCGAGAAAGTTAATTTAGATGGAATTACCAATAGTTTCTGCCCTAGAATTTGAACAGATAAGAAGTTCAATCAAAAATTATATTAAAACAAAGACAGATTTTAAAGATTATGACTTTGAGGGGTCTAACCTGTCTATGTTGATTGATATATTAACATATAATACAATGTATACTTCATACAATGTAAATATGTCTGTAAATGAGTTAAATCTCGATACAGCTGTTCTAAGAGACAATATTGTTTCCATTGCAAAAAGATTGGGGTATAATCCAAATTCTTATACCTCAGCAAAAATTGAAGTTAACTGTACAGTCGTCAATGATAATAATTTTGATTCTATAAAAATAAAACCAGGTGTTTTATTTGTAGCATCTGCAAACGGAAAAAATTATAAATTTGTAGTTAGAGATACTGTAGAACTAGACAGCAGAGGAAAATCTAGTGTAACTTTTGAAAACTTAGAACTTATAGAAGGCACAGATTTTTCAATTACATATACTGTAGATACATCAAACGAACATCAAAGATTTTTTGTTCCTAATAGTTTTGTTGATTCGGATACAATTAGAGCATTTGTTATAGCAGATCCATCAACAAATATTGAGGAAGAATATGAAAGGAAAAATACCATAGTTGATGTAACTGCAGAAAGTAAAATTTTCTTTGTGGAAGAAGTTCAAGACCAAAAATATGAAATTATTTTTGGAGATGATACATTTGGCAGAAAACTTAAAAATGGGGAGGTAATTAGACTCCAGTACATTGTTTCTGGTGGTTCTCAAGCAAATGGTATAAAAATATTTGATTTTGTTGGTCAAATATATGGAACAAGATTCTCTCCAACCCCAATTGAAAATTTAATTATGCTTTCAAATATTTCATATAAAATAAATTCGGAGTTTTCTGACGGAGGTTCTGAATTTGAAAGCATTAGATCAATAAAATATGCCGCTCCAAGATATTATGCATCACAGGAAAGAGCAGTTACATTGACGGACTATGACACTATCATAAGACAAATATACTCAAATGCAGACTTAATTAATGTTGTAGGTGGAGAATCTTTATCACCACCAAGATTTGGCCAAGTTTTTATTTACATAAAACCCGTTGTTGGCGAAAATGTAAGTTTTGGTCAGAAGCAAAAAATTAAAAATGAACTTAAAAAATACAAAGTTGGTTCAATTACTACTCAGATAATTGATAAAGATAATGCAGATGTTCATCTAACCATTAAAATTCATTATGATTCAACAAAAACTAGAAAAACTATATCTGAGCTTCAATCTTTAATAAGTAATGTTATATTACTCTATGCAAAAGAAAAAGAGTTTGATAAATTTGGTGGACTATATTCAAATTCAGAATTAATTTGTAAAATTAAAGATATTGATAAATCAATACAGTTTGTAACAATTTTAGTATATTTACAAAAAACTGTTGAGGTATTTTCAAATCAAGAACACAAATATTTTGTGGACTTTTTCACTAAATTAAAAACAAAAACTATATCAGAATATTATGTAATTTCGGAACCTTTTTGTGCAGTAGGATATTCTACTCCAGTTTATCTTGCAGCAGTTGGAAATTGTGATTACACGGGAGATTTAAATCTATATTCACTAGATCGTAGATTAATAACTCCTAAAGTTGGAAAAGTAAATCCACAGACAGGAGAAATTGAATTTACAATGAATATGTGTCAAACTACTCCAATAAATATTGCAGTTATACCAGATGTGATTGAAATTCGGTTTGGGCCCGCAACAACTCCTACATTAATTCTTGATAATATTGAGTTGACGGATAAAGATTATGAGGAAACATTAAATCCAGACAATAATACATTACCAATAGATAGAATACTACTAACACCAGCTCACGGCGATAAAAGAGCTACAAATATTGGAATTGGAACTGATTTAATTGTTATTGATAGAAATGGCAATCCATATGTAATTCCAAAACCTATCTCAACTAGCCCTGGTGGAGCTACGCCAATTAGATTACCATCTCCAACATTACCACCAATTAATCCTCAAGATCCTGATGACCCAACTGGCGGCACTGATCCCAATGATATTACAGATATTGATAACTTTATTCCAGAAACAGATCCTACGGCTTGCTCATGAGATACTTAGAAGAAAAAAAATCAAATATCTCAATTCTTATTGAGAATCAATTTCCAAGCTTTGTTCAGCAGAACAATCCACAATTTCTTAAATTTTTATCATCATATTATGAATCTCTGGAAACTAAGTATCAACCACTTGATATTGCATCAAATTTAATTGATTATTACAATATCTCCTACTACAAACCAAATACTTTAATTAAAGAAACAAAATTAACTTCTATTTTATTAGCAAATTCGACTATAATTCCGGCAGAAGATACTACAGGATTTCCTATAGAAAACGGATATATTAAAATTGATGATGAAATTATTTTTTACAAATCTATCACTGCAAACTCATTTGTTGATTGTGTAAGAGGAACTTCTGCTTTAATATTAGAAAATATTCCTAAATCAGAAGTTGTACTAACAAAAAGTAATTCAGAGGAACATGAATTAGGATCTGCAATTAAAAATATTGCATATGATTATTCATCGGAATTTTTTAAAAGAATTAAATCTGAATTAGCACCATTAATTACAGAAAATGTAGTAGAAGAATTAGATTTTGCACAATTTTTAAAAAATATTAAATCTTTTTATTCGGCCAAAGGTAGTCTAAATGGTCATAGAATTATATTTAAAATTCTTTTTAATGACAAAAAATATAATATTCTTTTAAAACCACGAGGATCCGGCGCAAAATTAAAAATTAATAATTATAATAAATATATTCCTAAGAATCCACCGCCTCAAATTGTTAATGGTGGAAGTAACTATGATTTTAGAAAAGATCCTAATACTAATGAATTTCTTAATTCTCCCATAATTGATATTTTGGGAAGTGGCACGGGAGCTGTAAATAATAATGGACTTAGACCAAATAAAACAGCAATTGTAAAAGTAACTGGAATTAATACTAATGGAACAATTACATCAGTTGAAGTAGTTGACCAAGGAGAAGAATATATTGGTCCAATAAGATCCAAAGTTCGTCCAAGATCTTTTTATCAAGATCAAAAAGTATATAATAATACTGGTACTGGATATGGAAAAGTAGAATTTTGGGATGGTTTTAAAAATGAACTTATTTTGTATGATGTAGTAGGATTTTTTAAATCTGATGATGAAATTATAGGAATTGATGGAGAATCTCCAAGAGCGTTTATATCTAGAGCTTTTATTGGCACCACTTCTATTAGAAGTGGTGTGGAAACAATTCCAGAAGTACAAAATATTGAGTTTCCTAGAGAATATACATTTAGAACTTCAGACTCACAACACATTGAGAAGAAAATTCTCAAATGCAAATTAATGCGTGGTAAAGATATTATAACCAAAGGCAAACTACCTCAGACATTGACTTTAAGACAAGATAAGGATATTTTGTTTGGAGTTGAGGGCACTGATTTAGAAGTTGATAATATCATTTCACTCAGAGATAATACATATGAATTTGAAGTTTCAGCAAATACAAATTTATCAAAACTATATTTACCACCATCTACAGAAATTACCATAAACTCTTCTTATTCTGGATCTAATTTTATTGTTACTGTAGATGATGCAAGTAGATTTCCAGTTACAAATGGTATCTTATATGTAAATGGAGTATTAATTGAATATGCTCATAGATCAATAGATCAATTTTTTGATTGCAATTATTATTTTGGTACTAACTTATCTGTGGGAATTGGAGATGAGGTAATATCTTGGGGTAGAAAAAAATATACTATAAAGTGGAATATTAATGAAACTATTAATCAGGGTGAATTTAGATATTATAAAGATAATCTGTATAAAGCAACTTCTTCTGGTATTACTAGTTCTATTAATGGACCTACGCACACATCTGGTGTAAAAAGAGATGGTAGGTATGCCGATGGAAATCCAAATCCAGTAAAATGGCAATATATTGGTAAAAATACTCTTAAACACACTTTATATGATATAGTAACCGATACAGAATTTGAATTTATTGCTGTTCCTGGAAATATTGTAATTGTTGATGGCGGATCGTTACATACACAACAACAATATGAATTTGCTAATGTAGATTCTCCCAATCAACAGATGTATAATTTTACATCTAAAGAAATTTCTGACAGACTTGGTGTTGTTCTATCAGGAAATTATAATAGAGGATATAACACAGTTACAGATTCAAGATTGCCGTCATTTGGTTCATTGTCAGGATTTAATTCTTCTCACGATTTTGAAGACTACATTTATGTTGCAACTAGTGCTATTCCTAGATGGTGGAATGAAATTGTTGATCTAACTCAAGTAACTTTAAATTCTGAAGATCTAAAAAAAGTATCTTTTACAAATCAAAAATTAATTACTAGATATCGAAAAAGCACCTTAGTTAATGAAACTAGAGTTGGTACTGATTTATATCCAACTAAAAAATCTATCGCTGTCAATGCGGATGCAATTCAAGTAAATTCCTATAAAGGAAATACCATAAACTATGGCAAAATTAATAACTTCACTATTGCAAAGAACGGTGATTATAAAGTAGTTTTTAGAAAACTCCCCAACTCTTCATTTGTATTTGATTTTTCTAAATTTCCATCATTTACAATAAAGTCTAAAGGTCTTTCTGATTCTAGTGTAAACGGACTTGTGAGAATATCTTCTAACTTACATAGTATTAATTTCAATGCATTGGCCGAAAAATGGAAAAATACTGGATATTTAACTGGGTTTACAACAAAACCAGTGATTGAAATAATTAATAACAACCCAACAAAATCTGCAGTTATATCTAAAACTAATTTAAATTTTAATACAAATACATTTACAATAACATATTCTAGTTCATCAAATCTTGAATTCAAAACAGCGGACAAAGTTACATACTTTACTCCACTTAGCACCACAAATCCAATAATTCAATTAACAAATATAATACCAACATTAGTTGATCAATCTGAGTATTATCTATTTGTTGTATCGACATCTTCGGGAGTATACCCAAAAACAGTCACATATTCTATACACAAAACAAAAAGTGAAGCAATTCTTGGATCTAATAAAATTCAATTAAGTGTACAAAATCCTTTACCTGATTTTAATTTTTCTTTACTTGGAGAGAGTTTAAATCCAATTGATTTTAAATCTGCAGAATTAGATTTAAGTTATAATGAAGATACGAAACAACTTGATAATATTATTATTAGAGATTCTGGTAGTGGTTATGTAGAAGCACCAACTATTAGAATTGTTGGCGGCGGCAAATCTAGTCTTCCTCAAGATGCAATTATTATTCCATATGAAATTGATGGTGTTGAAATTATTGAAATGAGGGGTCCTCTAGTATCATATACAAATTATGATAAAAATAATTCTTATGAAATTGATTCTTTGATCAGTGACAATAACTCTTATGAAATTACTCCAGAGATTGTTGTTGATGCAGGATCTGATGCTGAAGCGGTTGCTTATGTTTCAAACGGCAAAATTAATTCAGTAATTCCAACTAATGGTGGCAAAAATTATTTTACTGTGCCAACCGTGCGATTAACAGGGTCTGGTGGATCTGGTACGGATGCAGTTGTACATGCAAAAATTAATAATGGCAATATTACGGATTTTGTTATTGTCAATCCCGGCAGAGATTATATAATTCCAATCACTGTAGAGATTATCCCTGCAGGATCTGGAGCAGTTGTTACTGCAAGATTAAATGAATGGACATTTAACTTAGTTCAAAGATTAGAAACTATTGGTAGAATTGATAGTTTTGGTGGATATGTGTACAATAAATCTGATTATAAAATAACTTCTTCATCCGATCTATATAATCCATCTAAATTTGTTCATATAATTCCCGACAATGACTTAGCACCTGGAATTACTAATGCACAATACTTATTACTAAAATCTTCTAAAAAATTATTAGCAAAATATACTTTAGAACAAAGAAGTGGTTTATTATCAAAAATTTACCCAAATGTTAATTTTACCTATCAAACCTCTCAAGGAATAACTGATTTACTGAATACTACAGTACATTCTCCAGTAATAGCTGTTGCATATGATGGTGTTCCTGTCTATGGCAACAGAGGATATTCTATTAGATATGATGCCAGCAGTACAGTAACTGAGATTCCATCCAGATATAAATTAAAGTATAGCACAATTAATTCTACTGGCAGCATTTCAATAGTTGTGAATGGGACAACTTACTATGTAAACAGACCAGGTGGACCACTTATTTCACAATATCCAATCGGTAGTTTTATTGAAGACTATGTATTTGAAGCAGGTGACTCTCATAGCTTAGACAAATACAATGGAAGATTCTGCGTAACACCAGAATTTCCTGATGGAAGATATTGTTATTTTACGACGACCAGTTCTTTTGATGCGGTGACAAATGGTATTATTCAACAATCAAATGTAAACTTTAATGGATTTCCATATTTTGTAGGAAATGGTTTTGCATCCATTCCAGACACTTATACAAATAACTTTTGCAGAACAAACGATAAAATTCCAAAAGCATTTACTAGATCAGTAGATGTAGCAATTCCAAGATCTGACCAACTATATTTTCCTGGACTGCCATCAAACAAAAGATATCCAAAAGAAGATGTAAGTAATGATAAAACAATTTCTGGATCTTCTTCTTTAACTCCAGGTTCCGTTGATAGTGTAATCATCGAATATCCAGGTAAAAATTACAAAGTTGGTGATAAGTTAGTTGTAGATAATACTCTTTCCTTTGGTTCTGGGTTTGGAGGATTTGTTTCTAAAATTCATGGTAAAGAAATTTCTACCTTTATTATTGATAATGGAAAAATAACAGTATTTACCAGTCAACCTTCTGAATTGTCTATTAATGATTTTGTATATTTTGATTATACAACTCCATCAAATCCAGTAGTTATTAATTTTCACGATTCTAATTTCTTACCAATTAGTAGCAAACTTATTGAGTCTCAATCAATTTCTGCTCAACTTAGTAGCACAAATTATTCAAACAAAAGATTTTATTCATTGTCGTTGAATAAAAAATTTAAGTATAAGTTCAATATACCAAATTTACCATATTCATTTACTTATGATATTGATAAATTAAATGAGTACTTTGTAATTGAAGAAAATAACAATTCTGATCCTGCAGCTATAATTTTTGATGCATCTAAGTTGCCAACTACTTTGTATTTGCATATTGGAAATTATATTTACGAAATTACTACATCAATTCAATTTTCATCACAATATAGAGTTAGTTCAATCAATGTTGCAAGTAAATCATTTACATGTAATATTTTTGAGGATGTATCTACGTTTGAAACTAGTAATATTAAATATATAACTAATTCTATTAATCCAAACGGATCTATTGCTGAAATTTCTGTATCAAATGGCGGTTATAATTACAGAAATTTGCCTAGTGTTACAGTTGATTCTAAAACTGGTTCTGGTGCAATTGTTCAATTAGATTCAACTACAATAGGTAAAATTAGAAACATTAAGTATTTAACTGCAGGCGGAGGGTTCACATCCAACTTAAATGTTAATTATTACCTAAATTTACCATCAACTGCAAAAATTATTAATAATTTTGAAATTTATGAAGTTGAAGTTATTGCTGGAGGAAATTATTACAAGGACAAACTTGAATTATTAGTTGATGGAAAATCTAATCTTGCTAAATTTAAAATAAATGTTCAAATAGGTGTAATTACTAGTATTGAAATTCTTGATGGCGGTTCTAATTTTGAAACTGTTCCAGAATTACAACTCGTTAGTACTACTGGAGTTGGTGCAATTCTCAAAGCAAAAATTAGGAGAAAGAAACTTTTTTCTGGCGAATTTCTTACTGCAAAAGAAAATTCAATATTGTTCCCAGTTAAAGAAATTAGAGCTAAAACTTTGTCATTCAATGAATTAAATTCTACATTTGAATTTGAACAAAATATTGGTGAGTTTAAAAATGGAGATCTTCTGTACACATCTGATGGTAAAAAATATGGTAGGATTACTAAAATTCGTAGGTCCGTAGCATATGCTAAAGTTAATCCCTATATTAACTTAGAATCATCAAAACTTGATATCACTGGGAATACAAGTGAATCTTTACAAAAAATTACAGATAATATAGTTTATCAAAATTGGTCTTATATCCTTTCTTCTTCTAGAGACACTAAAGACTGGAGAGATCAGATTACGGTAAATACACATCCAGCCGGACATAAGTTATTTGGTAAAAAAATAATTGATAGAAGAAAATCTTTCTTTGATAATCCAGATGATGTATTTAAAACTAATGTAATTTTTACTGCTAATTTAATAAATAAAATTCTGTTAAAAGTAAAATTAACCCCGTGTAAAGATCAAGTTATTTCCATTATAAATCCAGGAAATTTTTCTATTGGTGATTACGTATTTGGATCTATATCAGAATCTATTGGTAGAATTGAAGAAATAACAGAATATTCATTAAAATTATCTCTACTTTCAGATACTAGATTTAAAATTGGTGAATTTATTATAAAAGTTCCAGCCTCATTCTCATTTGGCATAGAATCTGCAACTTCAAAATCGTTTGTATTCTGGAATGGCATTATGCAGCAACCAGAATATAGTTATGAATCCGCATTTAAATATGTAAATAATCTTGGACAACCTTTGACTGTGCCTGTTGTTGATGTATTGATTCCAAAATTTGATTTATTACCAAGTGATGAATTACTACATTACAAAGTATCGTCTGCTCTTACAGTATATGATTCGTATACATTAGATCCTAATGATGATATATATTTCCCTTCACTTAAGAAAAAATCTGTTTCTGTATCGGGTAATTTTTTAAACCAAACTATCATATCTGTTGGAGGTGCAGTTCAGAACCCATCAGATTTTCAAGTAAATGTTAATGAAAAATATATAAAATTAAATGATAAACCAAATTCTACCGCAACAGTATTTGCGATTGGCGGCGAAAATTTACACAGACTAATTTTTACTGGTCCTACTTCAGGAACCAAATTTCAACTTAATCATATTCCAACATCTAATTGTCAATTATTAATATTCTATTCTGGTATTGAACAATCACATCTGCTAACAGATTATTCTGTATCTGGTAATGAAGTTGTTTTTTCAACAGCTGTTGAGAAAACAAATATTTTTGGTTGGATAAATATTGAACCTGTTGAATGTTTGCAAATAAATGTAAATGATTTATTAAAAAATAAAATTACTGGTACTTGGAATTGTGATACCAAAAACTTTACTGAGTCTATACATTCTAGTGCAGTAAAAACTCCATCATCTTTATATGAGATTAGGAAAGAATATTTAGATGGTACTATTTTTCCAGATCCAGACAACACCACGTTGTATGGGTTTGACACCAAATTTACATATACTACACCAGAGTACTCAAGAAGTTTTGTTGAAGTACTTGATACAATTCAATTTACTGGAGTTGACAAGTCATTCAAACTCACAAGAATCGATGGCAATTCATACACACCAGTTAGAGGTGAAGGTTCATTAATGGTTTATGTTGATAATGTAGTAGTAGATCCAGATGAGTACTCTGTTACTGGTGACACTATTCTTTTCAACTTAGCATATGCATCAAGTTCTAAGTGTACAATTATTGATTTTAATAGTACTTATCGTGCTGATTCTATTGGACTTGGCGGCGCTAATCTTGATAGATTAAATGTACAACACAACGGTATTAGAAAAAGATTTAATCTCTCCGATAGAGGTGTTCCCCAATATACGAAGAATGTTGGAGATGTATTTGCAATTAGAAATGGTATTCTTCAAAGACCAGATCAAAGACATCAAACTATTTCTACCAATAAAATTACATTCAACGATGCTCCAGAATTTATTGATACTACTGACCTAGTTTATTTTAACAGACAGTTATTACCATTACCAACTAAGAACGTAGTTCTTGATGATTTCTATTGTTTTGATGGAGTTAGAAAAGACTTCCCTTTAACTTTGGATGGTATTAATTTCTATCCTATTAATGTATACAATCTATTTGTTGTTAGAAATGGTGTTTATCAAAAACCTGGAATTGATTTTAGATTAGGCACTCCACTTGATATTAGAGAAGTGCCTGGTTTAGATAGTTATGAATTAGATGGATCTCATTTGGTGTTTGATTCGGCCCCAGAAAAAACAGATGAAATTATTGTCTTCTATTCATATGATGGATTAAATCAAAATCTTAAGTTAGATCCATTCAGATATTTTAATGGTGTACAAAAAACTTTCTCTCTAACTAAAAATTATATTTCAACAACTCCAACATCATCAGATCATATTCAGGTCTACAGGAACGGTGTCTATCAGTATTCTGGGTTGGATTATATTGTGGAAACTACGAATGGTGGTCCTAGAATTACGTTTACTACTGCTCCACTAGAAACTGATGATATTTTTGTTACTGAGTATAATACATCTACTCGTTTTGTAAATAAAACAATAGATTTTGTTCAAATAAATTCCAATACCATCAAAAATCAATCAAATGAGTCACTAACAACTTCCGATGTAATTTTAATTTATAAGTCTGGCATTTTAATTACAGATGGTTGGTTGATTGATTATACAAATCAAGTCATCAATTTTGATGAATCATTTACAATTGACAATAAAACAAGAATATTTGTAGTTAAAAACTGTGAAGGTCAACTTGACAAATTCTTCAAATTTGATGGTGTTGAGACTACTTTTCCAATCACAAAGAATGTAGTTTCAAAAACTCCACATTCGGAAAATCATATTCAGGTTTACAGGAATGGTGTTTATCAGTATTCTGGCGTAGATTACAGTGTTTTTTCCACAAATGGTGGTCCTAGAATTACGTTTACTAGTGCTCCTTTGGCATCTGATAACATCTTTATCACTAATTTCCACAGCACGTCTCACTTTACTGATGCTACATCTGGATTTACACAAATTTCATCAACGAAATTCCAGTATACATCTTCAATTGGTGCGGTCTTCTTATTAATTTTTAAAGATGGTATAATTCAACTTGAGGACTCATATACAGTAAGTAACAATACTATTACATTTAGTGAACCAGTAGTATCTCCCAACATTAGAATTTATTTTATTGGTAATCAAGTCAAAAAACTTGACAACTTCTATATCATGAATGGAGTTAATAAAGTATTCCCGCTATCTTATTTCTCTGAGTCAATCACTACAGATAATATTTTAGTTTACAGAAACGGTGTTTATCAATATCCCATATTAGACTATAACGTATCCTTCAATACGTATGGCAACAAATTAATTAGCTTTATTACTGCTCCTAATGAGACTGAAAATATTTTTATTGTAGAGGCAACAAATACAACCAACTTTGAAGACATTACAAATAATTTTGTTCAGGATAACTCAACAACCTTAGGTAATATTACAACTCTAAATCAATCTAAAATTTTACTAGTTTATAATCAAGGAATTTTACAAAATTCAAATTCATATTCATATAATTACATCACAAACAAGTTACAATTTACTGAAACATTTGCATTAAATTCGTCAGTCAGAATTTATGCAGTTAAAAAAATTGTATCTTCCCCAACAACTGTTCCAACTGGAATTCTTGATAATGTATATAAAGTTGATGGAACAACAACAACTTTTCCACTAACAATAAATAATTCCTCATTCACAGTATCAGCTGAACAAGGAATCGGTTGGCCAAAAGCTCAAGTTATTAGAAACGGTGTATTCCAAACTCAAGGGTATTATACAACCAACACCAACGGTGGTCCAAGAATTATTTTTGATGATGCCCCCATCCAATCTGAAGATATTTTTGTAACTGCATTTGCAGCAAATCAATTTGTTGAATTGATATCCAATCCTACCACTGGATTAACTGAGACTAGTTCAACCGTAATTACATACAACGGAACCAGAAATCTTTCTGCCGGTGTAGTTTTAATTTTTAGAGAAGGTATTCTTCAAAAACGTGGTACATACACTCAAATTGGAAATGTATTTACTTTCAGTGAATCGATAACTCTTGCAAATACTAAATTCTATCACTTAGAAAATACTACTGTAATCGATTCTCCATATTTTAAAAATGGTGTAACTAATACTTTCCCATTAACTAAAAATAACCAATCTATATCTTCTTCAACTGTAAATGAAACTTTAGTCTACAGAAATGGTGTCTATCAGTACTATGGTGTTGATTATGTAATTACAGCTGCAAATGGCGGGCCTAGAATTACATTCACCACATCACCCCAGTCAACCGAACCAGTATTTATTCATAATTTTACTAATCAAACTGGATTTAAGAATTTAACACCACAATTTACGGTAATCACTCCAACAACATATCAGTACAGTGGAATTATTACTAGCGAACCACTATTGGTATTCGTTGGTGGTATTATGCAAGTTCGTGATTCTTGGTCATTTAATTTAAGCACCAAGACAATTACATTTACAGAAATTCCAAATGGAACTGTAAATATTTTCCAGATCCAAAATTGTCCAATTCTTGTAAATCAAATTGTAACATCTGCAAAACAAACTAGATATCAATTGAAAAATGGAAGAAAAAATCACTTCCCGGCATCTGCAGAATCATTATTTGTATGTGTTGATGGAATTGTTCAACAACCAAATGTTTCTTACGCCGTTGTTGGTTCCGAGTTAGTATTCATTAATGATATATTAACTACAGGAGTTCCACTAATAGTGATTGATGCGTCTGCTGCTGGGTTGAGATGTTTAGACGATATTGAAACAGCATGGGAGATTGGAGATAAAAAGTATCTCAGAACACTCCAAAACTACCAGAGTGTCAATGATTCACAAATATTGTTAACAATTAATGGAATTGTTCAAGATCCTAACTTCTATTCCGTTAACAATTATGTAATGACTATTTTTGATCAACCAGAGAATCCATGGAGCGTCATTGAAATTTTCAATGCAACTCAATCTGGATTTGTAAGACTTGATAATCTCGGTTCAATGAGATCTATCACGAATAAGTATAAAGAAATGGTGATGTTTGATAACTATTGGACTATTTCTTCATCTGCAACTTCATTGGTAGTGAATGCTGATGGAGTAGTTCAAAATCCAAAAATAAGTTATGAGACAAATGGAACTCTGATTAGATTTAATTCACCAACAATAAATCTAGACAATGTTGAAGTTATTAACGTGACGAGTGGTTCTCTAAGAATCCTTGATAAGTTGTCTGATCTTTCTAATGAATATGTTGATTCTCAAGGTCTAATTCACACGGAGTTTGTGATTAGAAATAGCTACACTGAACTTACCACATCAACTGGGGCCCTAGTTGTTTATGGATCTATTGTACAAAAACCAGGAGTTGATTATGTAATTCACAACAATCCACTTAAGACATTTAAAATTATTACCGAATATGGTGTAGATCTAAGTCAATTAAAGATTTATGACGTATCTAAGACTTCATACGAATTGATTGATAATCTAGATTCATTAATTTATTCATCTGGTGATAATTACACTCTTAGAATTACAAATAAGTATCAAACAATTTCTGGATTGTATGCTGAAAATACTTTAGTTCAAATAAACGGTATCGTACAGAATGTTTCATCGTACAATATTATTAATTCTACAATAACATTAATTGGTTTAAACTATAAAACGGCCAAAGTTTATAATTTATCTGGTGCAAATTTGAGACTGATTGATAATCTATCAGAAGATTTTTCAACCCCAACATTTAAATTGACTCAAAATTATAGTACATTTACTCCAAGCAATCTGGTAGATATCTTTTTACTCAGAGATTCTGTATTGCAAAATCCAACTGAAGATTATATTGCAGGATCTGGATATATTACATTTACATCAAATATTCAAAAATCTACAGATATATTCATTTTATATACACACAACTCACAAGAGATCATTCCAATATTGGCCATTCCATATACAATCTGTACTACGGAAGATACCTATACTCTTCCATATGCAATTCCAGAATCTGATAAAACTAAGTTAATTTTATACTTAAATGGTGTACCAAATTTTTACGGAAAAGACTTCTTAATTAATGGAACAACTTTATCATTCCTTGGTGGTGCTTTCATTGATGAAAATACTGTCGCATTTATTATTAAATATACAAATATTACTTATATTGATAATTTAAAAAATTGTCCAGATGGAATTGAGACTAAATTCAAACTACTTTACAAGGGTAAAAATGTCCTTGCACAGTCTTCTGCTGATATTCTTACCAGCAGAAATGGAATTGTTCAAAAACCAAACGTAGATTATACTGTTAGTATCGTAACAATCGGTGGAAACTCAATTGCAAAATATGTTACATTTGTAACCCCACTTGATAAGATACACAACACATTTTTTGTTAGAATGTATCAAAATATTTCTGCAACTCTAACTCAAATTTCTGCAACTCAATATCAAGTTACAAGTCCAGTGCTTGATTTTAATAATTTGTATGTTTTTGCAAATGGAAACTGGATGCTTCCTACTAAAGATTATACACTTAGTGCTAGTATAATTACACTTCAAGTTCCTGCAGTTGATGTATTTGCTATTGAATTTACTGGTGTAGTTAAGCTTCTTGATGAAATTCATACTCCTTATGATTCAATAAGAAATAGATTTAATCTATTTTTAACTGAGGAAAATTTTGTTCCCTTAGGAACAATAGAGTACAACACTATTGCAGATGAAACTAGTATTTTAGTAGTTAAAAATGGTAAGGTTCTGGATCCAAAAATTGACTATATCCTATCTGGAGATATTAGGTCACAGATTGTATTCCAAACTGCACCAATATTTTCCGATATTATCATGATCAAGTCGGTTGGATCTTTCAAGAAACTTAATACTATAACATCTGGATTTACTGGAACTGTAAAGAAATATGATTTGAAAACTCTACCAGGCAGTTCTTCTTTATATAATGGAATTATGCAAAGAAATGGAATTCTCATAACTTCTCTATCGAATGAAGTTAAGACTAGAAATAATGGTATTATTCAGTTAGCTAATAATCCATTCCAGACTCAACAAGTTCCTAGCGAAGACTATTATCCGAATGCTGAAATTGAAAGACCAAGAGATCATGAAAACCAAATTTTAATTATCAAAGATGGTTATATTCAAAGTCCTGTATATGATTACTATATCGACAACAATAAACTAGTATTTAATAATCCAGTTACAAATACAACATCTAAAATTGTAATAATGGACTTTAGAGGAACTGTCGAAGATGTTCATGTTGACAATAGATTATATCAACTGAACGTTGGTGACAAAGTTAGCCTTGACTGTGCAATTGATGAAGAAAGAACTTTTACAATTAATAGAACTGTTACTAAAATTATTTCCCCAACTGTTCTGAAGACAACAACAGAAACTCAAAATATATTTGCAAACTTTAGTGCTTCTGTTGTATACAATGGTGGAAAGGTAACTGATTTTGTAGTTAGTGGCGGTGGAACTGGATATTCATATCCCTCTATTTTGAGAACTAAGGGATCTGGTTATGGTGCTAAAGGAGTTGCACAAATTGACATATATGGCGGCGGAAGAATAAAGAATGGATATATAGATATCCAATATCCTGGATACAACATATATGTGCCACAGGAAGTTTTTCCGACAGTATATGCATTTACATATAGAAACACTCAACTCACATCTTCAAATTTCACAAAAGCAACTGCTTTAACAGCAAATATTTCTGATACAGCTGATGTAATTCCAGTAATTAAAACTAGTATTTTTAAAACTAATCCATTACAAATTCAAATTACTTCTCCGACTGGATCTGGCGCATCATTTATTCCTTTTGTAATAAATGGTTACTTGAGAAAGTTACAGATTGTCAATGGTGGTATCGGGTATGATGAAAGATATATTCAAGTTAATGTAATTGGTGGTGGAGGTTCTGGAGCTGTTCTGGAACCAGTTTTAGACGCACTAGGTAGAATTACTAATATGATTATTAGAAATCCTGGTATCGGTTACGATAGTTTCCGTGCATTTATAAATTCGGAAGCAATTGAATATACTACTAAAACTAATACTGAATTACTTGGTGTAACTAGAAACGTACTAAATTATGGATTGAATCCAAATGAATTCCCTCTAGTTAAAAATGAACTGTTTATCACAGTTCATTCTGAACATAACTTACAGGTGTTTAGAAATGGAGTTCATCAGATTCCAGGTATAGATTTTTATACAGTTCCAATTCATTCTGGGTGTGATAAAATTTATTTTACAACTCCAGTTGAACTTGGTAGTGCTGATAATGTTTTTATTACACACTTTGATACGCCAAGTAACTTTACAAATATTTCTTCATCATTCACTCAAGTAAATTCAACTACAATACAATACAATGGAACATTATCGTATCAATATCTATTGATGTTTATTGATGGTGTGGTGCAGTTACAGGATGCATGGAGTTTTAATTCCAATACAAATAGAATTATATTTGATCAACCTGTTGACATTTCTTCTCAATCAGTTCTAATTTACAGAATTTCTTCTCCAGTTAATGTATTAAATACTTTTGCGATGACTTTATCCAATACATATACATTATCGTCTTCAGTTTCTTCGGCAGAATCTATAATGGTGATTATTGATGGTGTTGTACAACAACCATATGTTTCTTATACAACATCTGGTTCTACAATTAATTTTGCAAATGTTACACCTGGAAGTGATGTTCATATAATTAATTTTGCATCTGCAAATTATAGATTGCTTGATGATATTAAAGTATCTCGCTGGATTAATACCAGCACATGTGCCATTGGACACAAACAAACAGATAGAGTATATTCTGGAACATATCTTTAATAAATAACTGTACAAATAACAAAATAGAGAATAATGCCTTCACTAGTTGCTGATAATTTCAGAGTATTTGCTGCTGAACAGTTTATTGAATCTCTAGAGGAGCCATATGACTCTTCAAACAATGCCGTAGCTGATAATACACCTGCTGCATATAATTATAGAAGTAAAATTTATCTTTTTGTGGGTAGATCTCAACCGTGGCCTATTGAAAAATATACTGGACAAACTAGCGTAACCGAATTTGAACCGCCAGATCCATATGATTCATTCAATGATATGAATGAGATATATGACGATATGATTGCTGTAAAAAGAATTACTAGTAGTGATGTATCTAAAGTTATAAGAAAAAGAATTTGGAAATCTAATGTTATTTACGACATGTATAAAAATGATTATACTCCAAAAAATTTATCGGTAAATGGTCAATCTAAATTATACGATGCACAATTTTATGTAATGAATAGTAATTATCAAGTGTATAAATGCATCTTTAATGGTCAAAGTCCAACATATCCAGCTGGCAGACCGTCTATAGTAGAACCAACTGGTAATGCAACTTCAATTATAGAATCTTCAGATGGGTATCGTTGGAAATATATGTATACTATTAATATTTCAGATTATATTAACTTTGTATCTAGTGATTTTATCCCAATTAAAAATGATCCAACCGTAATATCTGCAGCAGTTGATGGTGCAATTCTACAAACATTGATTAAAAATAAAGGAACTGGACTTAATCCAGGCACTTATTATGCCCCTGTTGTTGGAGACGGAAGTGAAAATGCCGTGGTACGAATTATTGTACCAACTGGAAATGATTACATTGAAAATGCTGATATGCAAATTGTTGGTAAGGGATATACTTATGGCAAAATTTTATTGACAGAAGTATACGCTACTGCTGCGGCAGCTGTAACCCGCACTGGCACTTCTTTATCATTAGGCACTGTGGCAGATGTTGAAGCAATTATTTCTCCCCCAGGCGGACATGGATTTAATTCTTCACTCGAATTAGGTGGATATAGAGTTATGGTTCACAAAAGTCTGGATTTCTTAGATGGAGATGGTGATATACCAGTTGATTGTCAATTTAGAAGTTTTGGACTTGTATCAGATCCCACAACTCCAAATAACATTGATTTAACCGCAACTACCGCTACTGCATGTCATGCAATTAAGTTTCCGGCGGCTACAACTACAAATTTTGAACCAGGAGAAATTATCACTCAAAATGTAACTGGTGCAAAAGGTAGAGTGATTCATTGGGATAGTGTAACTAAAGTGCTTCGTTATTATCAAAATGAATACATAAATTCACTTCAATCTGGTAAAAATCAATATAAATTAATTCCTTTTAGCGGACAGAACTCAGTCACTGGATCTACGAGTGGGACTACTTTGACTCCAGATATATCAATTAATACTGGATTTTTTGGTATTCATTTTGTTGCGGGATATGCAAGTCCAGAAATTAAGAAACATAGTGGTAAAGTAATATACGTAGAAAATAGAAAAGCAGTTAATAGATCTAATGATCAGATTGAGGACATCAAACTAGTCATTGAATTTTAAAATAAATAATCAAAAGAACTCCCTGAACAAGGTTTAATAAATGCAGGACACCAATCTTAAAGTATCTCCATATTTTGACGATTTTGATCGATCAAAAAATTATCATAAAGTATTGTTTAAACCAGGATACTCGGTTCAAACTAGAGAGTTAAACAACTTACAATCAACTTTACAAAATCAAGTTGAAAGATTTGGTCAACACATCTTTAAAGATGGATCTGTAGTTATTCCTGGAAATATTGGATATAACTTACAATATACTGCTGTACTTGTTCAAAATTTAATTAATGGAATACGAGTTGAAGAATATAGATCCTCTTTAGTTGGAACTACAATAAAAGGATCGTCTTCTGGAGTTAAGGCAGAAATTATTGATACGATTAGCGAAGAAGATTCAGAAAAAAATATTATTACTTTGTATGTAAAATACACTGCTGGCGGATTCTTTGAAGATGATATACAATTAAATAAATTTAAAAATAATGAAATTCTCATAAGAGAATCTGATGGTATTCCCATTGCAGTTACTACTGTACAAAATGCAACCGCATATACTGGGTCTGTAGCTTATATTAATTCGGGTGTATATTTTATTAAAGGATTTTTTGTAGAAGTTCCTACACAGAGAATTATTTTAGATCAATATACAAATCAACCATCATACAAAGTGGGGTTAGTTGTAAATGAAAGTATTGTTACTTCAGAAGATGATGAGAGTTTATTTGATAATGCTTTAGGATCAACTAATTACTCTGCTCCAGGAGCAGACAGACTTAAAATAAGTACTGAACTGACTAAACAAAATTTATTATTAACTGATGATTCAAATTTTATCGAACTTCTTCGTCTTGAAGAGGGTTCTGCAGTTAAACTTGTAGAATTTTCTGCATATAGTGAGTTAGAAAAAAATTTAGCTAGAAGAACATTTGATGAATCTGGTAATTATACTCTGGATCAGTATTCAATTAAAATCAGAGAAGCTTTATTTGATGGAGAAAATAATGGTGTATATTTTACGAATCAACTAATACCAGATGGAAGAACAATTTTGGATAGAGATCCTACGGAAGATGAAGATACTTCAATAAACGGAAATGATTACTATGCTTTGGAAATTTCAGAAGGAAAAGCATATGTAAAAGGATTTGAAGTAATAAACACCAAAAAACAATATATATTGGCAGAAAAACCTAGAAAATCATCATCACTTAATAATCAAGGTATTTTTCTAAATATTGGTCAATATTTTAATCTTGATCCAAATCAAACAATTTCTGGATCTGTAAACTTTAATAGTCCATTGATACTAAAAGATGTTGATAATCAAATAGTAGGAGAAGCAAAAGCTCTTGGATTAACATTTGGATATAAATTATATATCACTGATCTTACTGTATATACTACTTTAACTCTTTCTACATCATCACATTCATTGCAATCTGGAGATTTTATTACTGGATCAACTAGTGGAGCTACTGGTGTTGTAGAATCTTTTTCGGGACAGAATGTAATATTAAGGCAGGTAACAGGTTCATTTTTACCATCGGAAGCAATTCAATCAAGTAGAGTTGATTATACATCACCAGTCACTATATCAACAATTAATGTACCAAAATTAGAAAATGTTAGAAAGATTCAAAGAATAAGCGGATCTAACACAGTATTTACATCATTTGTAAAATTAGATCCTGTACCTATTAGTGGATCTTCTTTTTCAGTTAATGGAACTACATTCACTGGAACAGGTACTAAGTTTAACTCTGAAGTATTTGCAAAATCTAAACTAAGAATTGGAAGTTCTGATGTTGAAGTCTCTACCGTAACTAACGCAAGTACAATTGTTTTAACATCTCCAACAAATTTGACAAATGGAATATATTATAATGTTTCAAAATTGACATGTAAACTGTATTCATCAAATAATGGTCTTTCTATAAAAACATCTTCATATCCAGTAAAATCAACCACAGATTTTAGTTATGATATATCTAAGACAGAACAATATACAGTACTTAATGGTGGATTTACAATTTCAAGACCATTAACAGAATCTATTGAAGCAAGTACTGTAATTGTAACTTCTGCAACTGCATTACTAACTCCAGTAATAACTCAAACTAGTGGAAATGTAGTTTCTGTATCTGGATTAGATCCTCAAAACGGCTCTGTGGTAAATGTTTTTTATAAATTAAGATTATCAAATGCTTCGCCTAGAAAAAAAATCTCTGTTCCTTATCAAAAATTAATAGTAGATTTATTTAAGAATTCGAACAATACCAAATATGGAACTAGATTAATTGATAGGGAGTGGTCTTTAAAATTTCCAGATGTATATAAAATTCATGCAATTCATGAAGCAACATCTGCTCAAATACAAGCAGTAGACATGTTTGATAGTATTGTTCTGAACAATTCTGATAAAATTGTGGTTGGTGATGTAATTGTTGCTGGAAATATTAGAGCAAGAATTATTGAAATTTCTTCTACAAATTTAAAAATAAAATACTTAAGTGATGATAAATTTGTACAAGGATCAAATTTAGCAATTAAAGTAGAAGTTTCGACAAATGCTAGTATAATTGGACGTTTTGTAAAACAATCAACATATGGTGCATATAAAGATATTTCTTCTAACTTTAGTTTAGTAAAAAACGACACTGAAGATTTTTATAGAGTTTCTAAATTAGTCAGAAAATTAAATAAACCATATCCAGTAAATAAAATTATTGTAGTTTTTGATTATCTTAAACACGAAGACTTATCTAATGATTTTTATGTGGCTGATTCTTTTACTAATTTAGAGTATTCTGAAGTACCAACTTCATATAATGGAGTTTCGTATAGTGATCTCGTAGATTTTAGGTATTATATCGCACCATCAACTGGATCAAATGGAGGTTCTGGCACTCTATCAGATCCATATAGAGAAACTCAATCTGCGTTTGATTTTAAATTAAATCAAATTCAATCATCAACAAAATTTGCATATCCGCAAAAGTTAGTTACATTAGATTATGATTTTTACTTAGGGCGTATTGACAAAGTTTATCTAAATGAAACTGGATATGCGTCAATAATTAAGGGTGCAGATTCTATTAATCCAAAATTACCATTAACTAATGATACTGGATTATTGTTAGGAACTATCAGTCTACCTCCATATCTTAAAAAAGTATCCGATGCTTCTATTAAATTAGAAAATACTAAAGGTTATACAATGAAAGATATTGGTCTACTTGATGAAAGATTAACAAATGTAGAAACTTATACTTCTTTAAATTTACTAGAAATTAATACAAATACCTTGAATATTTTAGATGATGAAGGAAAAAATAGATTTAAGAATGGTTTTATCGTAGATAAATTTAATACAGTAACTATTGCTGATATAACAAACCCAGACTATAGTATTTCTATAGATACCAATAATTATTTAGCTAGACCATATCCATATGTAAATAATGTTGATTTTGTATATAGCAATACTGAAGGTGCAACTAAAAAAACTGGAGATCTAATTACTTTACCATATACAGATGTTGTGTATATAAGTCAATCTTTTGCATCTAGAGTAGAAAATATTAATCCATTTGAAATTGTTAATTGGGTTGGAAATATTACTTTAACTCCAAAAAAAGATGTTTGGTATGATACTGTTCGAACTATGGGCGAAACACAAACTATTGATCTAGAGGGACCAATTAGATTTTTATTTGATCAAAGTGGTGCTGCAGGTGATCAATGGGGTTCTTGGACTACTACTCGTTCAGAGCGTACAAATGGTGGTACAAATAATTTTCAATCAAGAACTGGAGTTAATAATAGGATCGATGTTACGGAACAGACGATTAACACGGGGGATACAATTAATAGTATTGTAGATTTAAGATTTGTCAGATCTTCTATTATTGATTTATTAGGAACTTCTTTAAAACCAAATACAAATTTTAATTTTTATATTAATGAGATAAATGCAACAGAATTTTTATATCCCAAAATAATCACTAACATTAGTGGAGTTAATAAAAAATTTATTGTTGGAGAGACTGTAGAACTTTTTCCTCTTCCGCCATTGCTATTTGACATTCCTGCTGACTCATTTCAGGTGTTGCCAACAGATTTTAATACAATAACTGCAACAGTTGTTGATCCATATAATTTTACATCAAATAAAGATCTAATTGGTAATAATTTTGCATTAAATCAAACTAGTCAAACTATCGAATATTCACAAAATACTACAATATTAGCAATTGATAAAATTAGTACTACAAATCTTAATTTGATAAATCCAACGTTACTAGGACAAAGATTTAGTATTCGTGGTATGACATCTGGCGCGATAGGTACAACACAAGTACCTCAAAAAGTGATATCTAATGAAATTGGAACAATTCATGCTTTTGTTACTATTCCTCCACAAAAATTTGAAACTGGAATATTAACCTTTACAATTTCAGATAAACCAGGTGATATTTTTGCTATTGGATATACATCTTCCAGTGCTTCAACTTCATATTTGACTGAAGGCACCCAAGTAAATGTGACATCAAATATCGTTTCTGTCTCTGTACCAGAAGTAGTTACTACACCAATTTCTCAAAATAGAACGGTATTTGTTGCAGATCCCGTTCAGGCCCCTGGCGGTAGGGATCCATTAGCTCAATCATTCTTTATAGACACTGAAGGTGGAATATTTGCAACATCTATTGATTTGTATTTCTATACCAAAGATAATATAGTTCCAATTTCTGTGGATATTAGAACTGTAGAAAATGGTTATCCTACATCTACAGTAGTTCCATATAGTAGTGTGACAGTAAATGCATCAGATGTAAAAATTTCATCTGATGCATCTATACCAACAACATTTACATTTCCAAGTCCTGTATATTTATCAGATAAAACAGATTATTGTTTTGTAGTTAAGGCAGTTTCTCAAAATTATTATATATGGGTTTCTAGATTAGGTGAAATCGATGTAACTAACAATAATGCTATTGACAAACAACCATACATTGGAGTTCTCTTTAAGTCTGCTAATCAATCTACTTGGACTCCTGATCAATATGAAGATATTAAATTTACTCTTAATAGAGCTAAATTTACTACCAATACAACAGTACCAGCAGTATTGTATAATAAACCAATTCCCCCAGTAAAACTACAACCAGAATCGTTACGATTTAATCAAGACTCTACTACAATTACTGTATTTCAACCAAATCATGGTATGCACGGCACACAAAATTATGTAATTCTTAATGATGTAGTGTCCGATCAACCTAATTCACTTCTTGGTGCAACTATTTCAAATACTGCATTAACATTAACATTGAACGATTTAAGAAATCAATCTATCAATTACAATTCATTCACTACTTGGACAAAAGTTAATAATGCACCTATCTCTTCAACGAATCCAGGATACATTAAAATTAACAATGAAATTATTGCATACTCAGAGATAACTAGTGACAATGTTTTTACTGTACAACAAAGAGGAGCTTTGGGAACTATTGCTGCACAACACTTAAGCGGGTCAATAGTTAAATGTTATAATTTAAATGGAATGAATCTTGATAGTATTAATACTACTCACAAAATTTTAAATGTATTAAATATTGACGAATATCAAATTGTAAATCAAAATAAAGCAAACTTTACTATTTCTGGCGGCGGCCCAAATGCATATGCAACTAGAAATATTCCATATGAAATTCTTAATCCACAAATTAATATTTTAACTTTACCAGATACAGACTCCACTTTAGTATTGGATTCAATAACTGGAACTAGCATTGGCAATACATCACAGGTTTCTTTCTTACTTAAGGATGGTGAAACTATATCAAATAAAACAGAAAATGAACTTTCATCACCAAGACTTGTTGCCTCAGATATAAATGCAAAAAAATATTTAAATGGCGTAAAAGGAAGCATGAAACTAATGATTAATATGTCAACAACAAAAGATACAATAAGTCCAGTACTGGATTTGATTGGATCTTCTATCATCACAATTTCAAATAGAATTAATAAAGAACTTACTGATAGTGGAAATATTGATATTAGTTCTGAATTACTACCTATAGGTGGATTGCATCCCGCATATATTACAAAAAAAGTTACTTTAGAAAAATCTGCTTCTTCTGTAAGAGTTTTATTTGATGCTATTAGAAGACAAGGAGTTGATATTAAAGTCTTTGTTAAGATTAAAGGAGACTCTGCCTTGGGTAGTTTTGGTGATATGAACTATACTGAAATACCTGTCGAATCATATCCAGTTTCTCAAACTGAAAATGAATACAGATCGTTTGAATATGAAATTCGTGGATTGCAAGAATTTAAAGAATGGAGTATTAAAGTTATTATGATCGGTAATGATCAAAGTAATATTCCAAAAATTAAAAACTTTAGAGCAATTGCTCTTGCTATTTAATATGGATAAATTGAACGTTGATGGCCATCCAGATCTATATCGAGATTTAAAAAGTGGAGCAATCATAAACAACAATCCCAGTGATTACGAATCATATCTAAAATCTTATCAGGCCCGTAAATCTGAAAAAGAAAGAGTTGCAAATATTGAAACAAATTTAAATGAGTTAAAAGATGAAATAAATGAGATAAAAAAATTATTACAACAATTAGCCTTTAAGTAAGATTACTAACTAATATAAATAAAAATAAGTGGTAAACTCTTATGGCAGCAGTACACAATCTGTATATTGATCAAGGATCAGACTTTTCCGCACAAATTGGAATCTATGACGATTCTAATGTGTATTGGAACTTGACTGGTTATACTGCAGCTGCCAAAATTAAAAAATCATATTATAGTTCAACATCTGTTGATTTTACTGTTTCCGTTAACGGAAACGGAACTGTTTCTTTGTCTTTGCCTTCTTCATCTACGTCCAATATGGAACAGGGAAGATATTTGTATGATGTAATAATTGTTTCAAACGGTGGGGTGAAAACAAGAGTTATTGAGGGTATAGTCACAATCAACCCAGGAGTAACAAAATGAACACCAAAGTAACAGTATCTAGAGTACCCCAAGTCATCACTGTAAATACAGCTGGCGGCGGTAGGCTTTCAGGATTGACTGACGTAAATATGACAGGTGCATCAGATGGAGCTCTGCTTCAATATGATGCTGCAAGTGGATCTTGGATAGCACAAAATATTTTAGAAAAATCTGGTTTACAAATTAATTGCGGTAATTTCTAATCACACAGGTAAAAAGACATGGCATCAATCTTAAAGATTAAAAGATCCAGTACCAACCCAACAGCAACCCCGGCTGGATTGGGTCAGGGTGAGCTTGCTTACGGGGAAGGCACTAGTACTTATACAGATGCTCAAGGTGCAAACGTTACCTCTTTTGGTAAACTGTTTGTGGGTAGAGGACCTGAAACTGCTGGTGTCTCAGCAAATATTGATATCATAGGTGGCAAGTATTTTACAGATCTTCTAGATCATGGACATGGAACAATTGTTTCAAACTCTGCAGCAATTGTAGACTCATCTAAAAAGGTTAATGAATGGAATGTTGATAACATCACCCTAGATGGCAATACAATTTCCACCACAAATTCAAATGGTAATTTGACCATTGACACAAATGGAACTGGAGATGTGGTAATTTCTGGTTCTAGTACACTTGGTGATAATTTATTCAAAATTAATGACGGATCTGTCGATAGATTCATCGTTGATAGTTTTTCTGGCGCGGTTGATATTACATCCCCAACTCTAAGTGCTTCAGATACTTTACTTAATATCTCATCCACCTGGAACAATGGCGGTTCAACTTTCTACGGTATTGATCTTGACGTAATCAATACTGCATCGGCAGCAAGCTCAAGACTTCTTAACTTATCTGTTGGCGGTTCAGATAAATTTAATGTAGATGTTTCCGGCAATGTTTATTTAACTGGAAATATTTCATATGCAACCGCAGTAAACTCTAGCATTCAAGATAATACTGCAGGTGCCTTTGTAGTAAAAGAAGGTTCAAATAAGTATATTGATATTGATACTACAAATAATGCAGAACTGTTAACTCTTGGTAATTCGTTAGCAACAGTCAATATTGTTATTGAAGATAACACACCAACTGCTTTTGCTATTAAAGAAGGATCTCAAAATTATGTTGAGGTTGATACAAATAATGCACAACAAAAAATAACAATTGGTAATGATAATACCAGACTAGATAATAAAATTATTTCAGGATCTGATGCGTTCATTGTACGAGAAGGATCAAACAAATATATTGATATTGATACTGGCGTTGGATCAGAATTAATTACATTCAGTACTGGTAATGTTGACATTGATAATGATTTAAACATTGATGGTGGTGATTTAACTACTAATCAATCTACATTTAACTTACTAAACACAAATGCTACCACAGTTAACTTTGCTGGATCAGCAACTACTGTAGAGATCGGGTCTGCTACTGGTACTACTAATGTTAATAATAATTTAGTAGTAGACCTAGATTTACAAGTAAAGGGTGGTGATTTAACTACTAATCAATCTACATTTAACTTACTAAACACAAATGCTGCTACAGTTAACTTTGCTGGATCAGCAACTACTATTGAGATTGGGTCTGCTACTGGTACTACTAATGTTAATAATAACCTTGATGTAGATGGAGACCTTAATATTGACGGCGGGGATCTTACTGTTTCTAACATTACTTTTAACCTTGCAAATGCTAATGCTACTACAGTTAATGCTTTTGGTGCAGCAACTGCTATTGAGATTGGTGCCGCTAGTGGCACTACCAATATCAACAACAATCTAGATGTAGATGGTGATGTAAATATTGATGGTGGAGCTCTTACTGTTTCTACTGCTACGTTTAACCTTGCAAATGCAAATGCTACCACAGTTAACTTTGCTGGATCAGCAACTACTGTAGAGATTGGGTCTGCTAGTGGTACTACTAACATCAATAATAACCTTGATGTAGATGGAGACGTTAATATTGACGGCGGAGATCTTACTGTTTCTACTGCTACATTTAACCTTGTAAATACAACCGCTACTACAGTTAATGCTTTTGGTGCAGCTGGAACAATTAATTTTGGATCCGCAGGAAGTGGTACTACTAGGTTTAGAAATAATACTTTAGTTGGTACTGAATCAACACAATATCTTTTTGATACTGTTGCTACTACAGTTAACTTTGCTGGGGCAGCAACTACTGTAGAGATTGGTGCCGCTAGTGGTACAACTAACATCAATAATAACCTTGAGGTAGACCTAGATTTACAAGTAAAGGGTGGTGATTTAACTACTAATCAATCTACATTTAATTTACTTAACACAACCGCTACCACAGTTAACTTTGCTGGGGCCGCAACTACTGTAGAGATTGGTGCCGCTAGTGGCACTACCAATATCAACAACGATCTAGATGTAGATGGAGACGTTAATATTGATGGTGGAGATCTTACTGTTTCTACTGCTACATTTAACCTTGTAAATACAAATGCTACCACAGTTAACTTTGCTGGGGCAGCAACTACTCTAAACATTGGTAGTTCTTCAACCGAAGTTGACTTTGGAGATTTGAGAATTGTAGGTTCTACAATTTATAGTGACAATTCAGGTGCTCAAACAATCACAATTGACCCATATCCTGCCGGCGGTGATGGTGCTGGTAATGTTGTAGTTAGAGGTAACTTACAAGTTTCTGGTACTACAACAACGGTCAATTCTACACAGATGACTGTTAATGATCCTATATTTACACTTGGAGATAGTATTAGTGAAAAAACTGTTGTTTCTGCTGCAGCAAGTGGACAGTCAGTAGTTATTCTTGATGATGTAGACGGGTTGAATGTTGGTGATATTGTTTCTGGTAATGCATCGATTCCAAACGGAACAACTATTACCAACATTAATGTAGGTGCTAATACTATTACTCTTAGTGCAAACCTATCTGCTGGTATCGCAGCAAGTACAAATACATCACCAAAAATTCTAACCTTTACGCAAGGTGCAGATGATAATAAGGATCGTGGTATTGAATTTAAATATTTCAACAGTGGTCTAAAAACTGGATTTTTTGGTTATGATGAATCTGGTACATCGGAGGGAGCTACCACCACATATTATTTCACATATATTCCAGATGCAACAAATACTTCTCAGGTATTTACTGGAACTGTTGGTAGTGCATATTTTAATACTACTAAACTAGATATTGGTATTCACAAAGGTGTTCCATATTTCGATCAATATAAAAGACTTACTTCAACAGATGCAGCAGGAACAGCTGATATAACAACTTCAAACCAAATTTTGACTGTAACTGCTGCGGGTGTTCCTGTGTGGACTACTACAATTGATGGCGGTACTTATTGATAAATAATTAAAAATGAGGTAATTATGAATCCTGATGAAGCCAACACTTTAATGCAAGTGATGAGTAGCAAAATTAATCAACTTACCCAACAAAATATTATGTTAGAGTCTAAAGTGATGTATTTAAACTCTGTCATACAACAACTACAGAGTTCTCCCGAAAAGATACCCGATAGTGAAACATTTAATGAAACTTCACCAGTAAAGCAAAATAATGGCAAAACCAAGCAGCAGGTCGCAACTTAAAGAATACTGCTTACGAAAGTTAGGTAAGCCAGTAATTGAAATTAATGTTGACGATGATCAAATTGAAGATTTAATTGATGATACCATTCAACTCTACAATGAGAGGGTTTATAATGGGGTTGAAAGGGTTATGTTAAAGTATAAATTTACTAATGAAGATATTGAAAATGGCAGAAAAAGAAATACTTCAACCACAGTAACAGATCAAAATACTGCTACGCCGCCAAGAACTCTTCAATTTGAAGAAGGTAGAGGGTATTTTACTTTACCAGATCATGTTATTGGTGTTGAAAATATAATGCCTATTTCTAATACATACGTAAATAGTATGTTCGGTTTTAGATATCAATTTTTCTTAAATGATTTTTATAATTTTTATGCGTATGATATTTTAAATCTAACTATGACTATGACATACTTAGAAACATTAGAATTTCTTTTAGAAGGTAAAAAAATAATAAGATATAATAAAGTTCAAAATAAAATATATGTTGATGTTGATTGGCAAAGAGTGGCTGCAAACGACTATCTAGTTATTGAATGTTACAGAGCACTAGATCCAGTCACATGGCCAAAAATTTACAATGAAATTTTTATAAAAAAATATCTCACATCGTCTATAAAGAAACAGTGGGGTCAAAATTTAATGAAATTTCAGGGTATAAAATTACCTGGTGGAGTAGAGTTTAATGGTAGACAATTGTATGATGACGCGGTTCAAGAGTTGGATAAACTAACAGAAGAAATGTCTTCTACATATGAACTTCCACCATTAGACTGCGTAGGTTGATATGGCTAAAAATGTTTATTTTTCAAATGGTACACTTTCAGAACAAAGACTATATGAGAATTTAATCATAGAGTCTTTACAGATTTATGGACATGATGTATATTACTTACCCAGAGAAATAGTAAAAAAAGATAGAATTTTTAGAGAAGACATACTTTCAAAATTTGATGAAAATTATTTAATTGAAATGTATCTATCAAGTTTCGAAGGTTTCGAAGGCGATGGAACTTTACTATCAAAGTTTGGCGTAAGAATTTCTGATGAAGCAACGTTTATAATTTCAAAGAGAAGATGGGAAGATCTTGTTTCGTCTTCAAATAATTTAGTATCGTCAAAACGACCCAATGAAGGAGATCTATTATATTTTCCTCTCACTCAACAATTTTTTCAAATCAAGTTTGTTGAACACGAAAAACCATTTAGACAACTTGATGCTATTCAAACATATCAACTCATTGTAGAAACAATGGAGTTTTCTGATGAAAGGATTGAGACTGGAATTAAAGAAATCGACGATATTACCAAAGACTCTGGATATTCAGTTGTGTTTAAACTCATCGATGGTATTAAATCTGTATATCTAACAAATGCTGGAACTGGCTATGGAAGAAATACTACTGTAACATTTGGGCCACCAGGAACTGGGTCAAAAGCATCCGTTAGTGTCTCAACAACCAATGGTTCTATTAGTTCAATTAATTTGACAGAACCAGGGGTTGGTTATTCTACCGCACCACTTGTATCATTTATTGGTTCTGGTTCTAATGCATCAGCAATTACAACGGTTGCAAATAAAAAATCATTCAAAAATGGAGAACTTGTATTTGGTTCATCCAAATCTGCAGATGCAGCTGCAACAATAACTTCTGGATCTGTGACTAACATTAAAGTTTTAAAACTTGGAGAGGAATATAAAACAGTTCCAACTGTAACTATATCATCACCGGCAACTGGAGTAAAAGCAACTGCAACAGCTGTTCTTACTAATGGAAAAGTAACTTCCATAAATATTACGAATCCAGGTTCTGGTTATACTACAGCACCAACTATTACAATACAAAGATCTCCATCCGAACCAAAAGGTAAAGTTACGAGATATGATGGTACTAATAAAGAACTAGAATTAATTAATATTGTAGGAACTTTCGTTGATAATGATACGTTAGTTGGTGAAGAAACTGGTGCTGAATGGACTATTACCTCATTCAGTACTATAGAAAAAGAAAATGATCCTGGTGCTGAAAATGAATGGTTTGAGTTATCTGGTGATAAAATTATTGACTGGACTGCAAAAAATCCATTTGGTGAATATGGAAATATGGGAGTATTCTGATGTTAGGTAAACATTTTTATCACGAAATTATTCGTAAAACTATTGTTGGGTTTGGAACCCTCTTTAATAATATTGAATTAAGGCGCGTTGATGCCAATGGAAATATTGTTCAAACTATTAAAGTGCCTCTTTCCTATGGACCAAGAGAAAAGTTTCTTGCAAGAATTGAAGCAGAACCGCAATTAGATGGAAGATCTGAGATTCAAATTCAATTGCCAAGAATTGCATTTGAAATGAAAGGAATTAATTATGATTCTACTAGAAAGTTAGCACCAATTAATATTTGCAAAACTCCAAAGTCTGGTGATACCAAAGAAGTATATACTCAATATACTCCAGTGCCGTACAACCTAGATTTTGAACTTAATATTATTAGTAAAAATAATGATGATTCTGTTCAAATTTTAGAACAAATTCTTCCATACTTTCAACCAATGTTTAATATTACTATTAATCTTATTGATCAAACAAAAGAAATTAAAGACATACCAATTATATTACAAAATGTAAGTATTCAAGATGATTATGAAGGAGATTTTAGAAGAAGGAGATCTTTAATTCATACTTTAAATTTTGTAGCAAAAACTTATCTATATGGCCCAGTTGTATCTCAAGATGTGATTAAAACAGTTAATGTTGATATTGGTACGGCAATTAACACTGGTTCTAGATATGTAAGATATAGTGCAACTCCAAAAGCACTAGAAGATTATACTAATGATGGTACTGACATTTCATTCACGGAAGTCAATGTAAATAGCAACACAATTACTTTGCCCAATCATGGATTTATTACTGGTGATTTTGTAACGTATAGAGTTACCAATCAAACTGGATCCCCTATCGGTGGATTGGAATCTGGCAGTGAATACTATATTGTTAAAATTGATAATAATAATTTTAGAGTTGCAACAACGAAGTATAATTCTCAACGTGATATTAATATAAATTTAACTTCGCAGGGAACAGGTCCTCACAAATTCTCAGTAATTACTACTCTAGATGATCAATTTGTAGAACCAGATGATAATTTTGGTTTCAATGAATCTTGGACAACATTATTATGATAGATCCTTTTGAAAATTTAAACAAAGAATTCAATGTCGAATGTGAAATTATGAAAGCTGAAGAGACTGTAAGAGAAATTAAATTAGTAAAAAGTGATAATCAGGTAAAAGATGATCATGAGTATGCAAGAGGCAATCTTTATAACTTAATTGAAAAAGGACAGGAAGCAATCAATGATATTCTTGATGTTGCAAAACAAACAAATCATCCAAGAGCATATGAAGTAGCTGGCAATTTAATTAAAAATGTTGCCGATATTACTGACAAACTTTTAGAATCTCAAAAAAAACTTAAAGAAATTAATGAAGATAGTCATACTAAAGGTCCAAACGTTGTCAATAACTCTTTGTTTGTTGGATCAACCTCAGATCTTCAAAAAATGATTAAACAAATAAATAGTCAAGAGAAATAAAAAAAATAAAAAGGTTATCAACTTATGAAACAAAAGATTAACGAAGATGTAAATAAATCTTTTGAACAATTTATGGCAGAGGCTGCTGCTTGTACAAAAAAATCTAGCAAAAACTTTAAAGGTGAACTAGTTGATGAACTCAAGGAAAAACTTGGACTGTGGGACCGTATCCATGCTAAAAGAAAGCGTGGAGAAAGTCCAGCCAAACCAGGTGAAAAGGATTATCCAAAAACTTTGAACGTTGAAGGACTTGATATGAAGACCTTCAAATCAAATCGTGCAAAGGCAGTAACTAAAGCTGCTACGAAGGATGCTCGTGACAGAGGGCACGAAGGACACGAATGGCACAATACTGGAAGAACTTATAGTCCAGATGAAGCAAAGTCTCGTCGTGCAAATATGTCCGATGATGATAGAGCAGCAAGACACCGTGTTGCTGTAGATCCTGATGATGATCGTGATGAGAATACATACTCAGCAGATAAGACTAAGAATCCTAAGAAACTTCGCAAACAAAAAGCGATGGGGGAAGAGTATGATGAAATGTTTGACATCTATGAAGCAGAAGGTTCATATGGAAAAACTCCAGAATCAACAAAAAGATGGAATAAGGCAACACTCTCCAGAATGCACAAACCTGCAAGTGGGTATCCAAACAGAGGTGATAAGAAAAAGGAAGTTGCAAAGTATTCAAAGCACAATCAAAGAACTATGAGTCTTCAACACGATGCAAGTCGTGGTCCTGGTAAAAAATCTTCCAGAGGTGTTGGTGGAAGACAAGGACTCAAAATGACTCAACAGGATAGAGATGATGCGAGAGGGCAAGCAGAATATGGACATACTGGATACGATCCAAGTTTTGATGGTCCACCAAGTTCCCCTGGTTCAAAACCAAAAGGTAAGAAACTTGAGAGGCAAAAGAAAACTGGTGTAAGTGCTGAAAGTTTTGATATTTACGACATCATTCTCTCACACTTACTTGATGAAGGCAAAGTGGAACTAAAGCAAAGAAACAAAAATGAAATGCAACGCAAGGCAGGCAACCTTGGTCGTGAAGTAGTTTCAACTCCCAATACCAAGAAAAATGCAGCAAAGAGAGGCGCTGCTATGGATAGAATGAAAAAACTTGTAAGTGTGATTGCTCGTGATGATGAGGAAAAGAGATTTAAAACAATTGGACAATCACCTCTACATAACTCTTACGAAACAGAAGGTGATCAACTTGATGAAGTTGCAGCATGGCAACGTAGTGAAGGTAAGAATAAATCTGGTGGTCTTAACGAAAAAGGACGTAAATCTTATGAAAGAGACAATCCTGGAAGCGACCTTAAGGCACCTTCAAAGAAGGTTGGAAATCCCCGCAGGAAGAGCTTCTGTGCCAGAATGAGAGGCATGAAATCAAAACTAACTTCTGCAAAAACTGCAAGAGATCCAGATTCAAGAATCAATAAATCACTTAGAGCTTGGAACTGCTAATGTCATACATCAGACGCAACACATCAAATACTCAAGTAAATCCACAGCCAACATATTCCACAATCACTTTGTATTCAGGAAGTGAAGGGTGGTCTACACGTACATATAAAGTGTGGACTGGAAATTATGTTGCAAGAAATTCTGACAACACAACCAGGACACCAGGAGTTTACCAGAAAAGAAATGTGAATAATCAATCAATATCTCCAGGAACCTATCAAAGATATGATGTAAATAATACTGCAATAAATAATTGATCAAAGTAATCTATATCATCTCACTGTTGTTTGTAGATAAACACATATGAACACAAAAATCTGTCCTAAATGCGGGGCATGCTGGATTAATGATCAGCACCATTGGACTGGCACAAATAAAAAAGGAGATGAAACTGAATTAGCAAATCTAGTTTGTGATAAATTTAAATATGATACCTGTATTAATCCATCAAAAGGTACAACAAAAGGAACTGGGTGGGAGGATAGACTAAGTAAATTATAAATAATTTGCTACCAATTTTTACGAAAAATGGCAAAGTCCGCAAATAAGGGCAAAAAAGGATCAACTGGAGGTCAAAAAAACTCCAAGCAAAATCAAGGGAATGCTACGGCAAACAAGGCAAAGAACGGGGGCAAGAAAAAATGATTCCTCTAGTTTTAGCATCCGTTTTTACAGCTACTCCCATGGGACCAGGACAAGTTCCTCATTTCATGAGAACGTGTGACAGAATACGTATTCACGATGCTAAGACAGGAACTAATTGGATCTTATGTATCAACGGTGTTTATCAGTTTCCTAAAAACGGAAAACCCCAAGACAGAAGTTTGCCACAACATAAACAACAATTGATTTAATTTTACTTCAGTACTGAAAAAATTTAAGAAACACAAATGAATGATAACACAGTATATCTTGGCAACCCCAATTTAAAAAAAGCTAATACTCAAATTGAATTTACCCAAGATCAAATAGAAGAATTTGTAAAGTGTACTAAGGATCCTGTTTACTTTGCAAAAAATTATATTAAAATTGTTTCTCTTGATGAAGGTTTAGTACCTTTTAACATGTATGATTTTCAAGAGGATATGGTACGTAGTTTTCATACCAATAGATTTAATATTGCAAAACTACCAAGACAAACTGGCAAATCTACTACTGTAGTTTCATACCTGCTTCATTATATTATATTTAATCAAAATGTAAATATTGGTATTCTAGCAAATAAAGCATCCACTTCTAGAGAACTACTTTCTCGTTTACAACTTGCATACGAAAATCTACCTAAATGGATGCAACATGGCATTCTTTCTTGGAACAAGGGTAATGTAGAACTAGAAAATGGATCTAAAATTCTTGCAGCATCAACTTCTAGTTCTGCTGTACGAGGAATGTCATTCAATATTATTTTTTTAGATGAATTTGCATTCGTCCCAACTCATATTGCGGAACAATTCTTTTCATCTGTTTATCCTACTATTTCATCTGGTAAATCTACAAAAGTTATTATTATTTCAACCCCAAATGGGATGAACATGTTCTACAAGCTCTGGCATGACGCTGAGAGGGGTAAGAACGAATATATAACCACAGAAGTACACTGGAGTCAAGTTCCAGGTAGAGACGCTGCCTGGAAGGCGCAGACAATTGCTAACACATCTAAACGACAGTTTGAACAAGAGTTTGAATGTAATTTTTTAGGATCTGTAGACACATTAGTTTCGGCAGCAAAGTTGAGGACTATGGTATATGAAGATCCTATTGAAAAAAGAAACGGTCTTGATATCTATGAACCGCCGCAAAAAGATCATGAGTATGTAATTACAGTAGACGTTTCAAGAGGAACTAATAATGATTATTCTGCATTTATCGTTTATGATATTACAACTATTCCATATAAGATAGTCGGAAAATATAAAAATAATACGATAAAACCTTTATTATTTCCAAATATTATTGATACTATTGCTCGTAATTATAACAAGGCATATGTACTAGTGGAGGTTAATGATATTGGTGGGCAGGTCGCAGATATTCTACAATTTGATTTGGAGTATGAAAATATTTTAATGTGTGCTATGCGAGGCAGAGCTGGTCAAATTGTTGGACAAGGATTTTCTCATAAATCACAATTGGGTCTTAAAATGACCAGTACAGTTAAAAAGACTGGTTGTTCAAACCTGAAAGCATTGATTGAAGATGATAAATTAATCATTCCAGATTATGATATTATTGCAGAACTTACAACGTTTATCCAAAAACATAATTCTTTTGAGGCAGAAGAAGGATGTAATGATGACCTTGCAATGTGTCTTGTTATATTTTCTTGGTTGGCAGTTCAACCGTATTTTAAAGAACTGACTTCAGATGATATTAGAAAAAGAATATTTGAAGATCAGAGAGAATCTATTGAAGAAGACATGGCTCCATTTGGATTTATTTTAAATGGACTTACTGATGAAGAAACATTTATAGATAATAAAGGTGATATTTGGCAGAATGCATCTAAAGAAGATCAATTTAGATTAGATGAATATGGAGATATGCAATATATGTGGGAATATAGGTAATGGATATTTCAGATTATTTTTCTTTAGAACACTTAATTTTTTCCCGTAGAAAATGTAGATCGTGTGGAAAAGAAAAAGATCTTATAGAAGATTTTTATCTTACCAGAAAAAATAGAGGGGCATTCCCATCAGCATATTCATATGAGTGTAAAAGCTGTACAATTAAACGAATTTCTACAAGTAGAGTAAAGAGTAAAACTTTAACTATATGGGAATATCCAGACTGGTAGTGTTCATGGGCAGTTTCCCCACTTAAAAAATAAATATAAATAAATAGTTTTGAGAAAAATCTCATAGAGGTAATAAAAAATGGCTTTAGCTTCACCTGGAGTACTTATTAAAGAAGTTGATTTTACAGCAACCGTTCAAGTTGCTGATCAAAATATTGGTGTTGTTGCTATTGATGCTGAGAAGGGTCCTACTGATACTCTCACATATATATCTAGTGAAAGAGAATTGGTTGATTTATTTGGTTTGCCAAACGACTATAATTATGAATCATGGTTTGCTGCAAGCACCATTATTCAATATGGAGGAGTGGCTGCTATAATTAGACCAACTGGCGGTAACGTAAATCTTGGTTTAAATAACGCTAATATTCGTAAAAATGGTACTGTAAGAAACAATCTTCTTATTAAAAACAAAGAACATTTTCAATCACTTGAAGATGGTCAAAAATCATTTTTATTCACATCAAGAACAGCAGGCGAAAAATTTAATAATGGAATAAAAGTTGTAGTAGTTGATCATGGTGCAGATCAAATCATAACTCTTTCTGGTGCAACTTCAAATTATTTACAAATTACTGTTGCTTCAGACTCATTCGCAATTAACGATTTTGTAAAAATTGAAAACGAATATTTTAAAATTACATCGGCTGCAACAGCTGTTACACTCGGAAACAGCACTGTATATAGATATGCTGTTCAAAATGCTCAAATTGGATCAACTCAAGCAGTTCATGCAGTTGGGGCAACAGTACTCAAGTGGACTTTTGCTGAAAATGCTCTTGCAGCAAAATCTCTTGCTGAACCAAACGCTACTGACGAAATTGAGTTAACTGAATTAACTATTACTCTTAACAATGTAACTGGTCTTGCAGCAAATGATCATCTAAGAATTAGAAGAGTTCCTACTGGTGGCACAACAGTTATAACCGAAGAATTCGTAAAAATTGTAAGTGTTGATGGTGACACTAATACAGTTCTTGTTACAAGGGGTCAACTAGGAACATCTGCAATTGCATTTGATGATGATCAAGCTGGAGATGAAACTGGAGCTCCAACGATTACAGTTAAGAAATTTGATTTTGCACAAGCCTCCCCTACAGTAACTACGACTCTCAGTGTTGCAATTCCAACAGTAACTTTTTCTGGTGCTGTATCTGGACTTACGGTAGGTGATTTAATTAAAACCACTGTAGGTGGATCAGTTAGATATGGAAACATTTATAGAATTGACGGTGCAAATTTCTATATAACTCTCTGGGATACTTCAAAGAGATTTGCTGCTGGACAAACTTTAGTTAATGATGCAAACGTTACTTTATCAACAGTTGCAAGTGTTGTTGAAGATGATGTATATGCAACTCTAGAGTATGCACCAAATAGAAGATGGTTATCTCTTGCTCCACAACCAGGAACATCAGTTGCTACTTTGTCTAAAGGAGGGCGTTTTGATGAATTCCATATTGCAATTCTTGATAGTACTGGAGCAATAAGTGGAACTCCACATACTGTCCTTGAAACTTTAACTTATGTCTCAAAGGCATCTGATGGTAGAAGTTCCGATGGAGACTCAACTTTCTTCAAAAAAGTAATTGAAAGTAATTCAACTAATATTTTTTGTGGTGACGATGATTTAGTAACCAAACTTACTGAAACTGTTGCATTTAAATACGTTGACTCCGCCGGAGTTGTTCAAACTGGTGACGGAGATATTGGCGAAACAAGTCAAAATCAAGTATTTAGAATGTTCAAAAATTCTGATGGAACTCCTGTTTTTGGATTTGTGTTGAGTGGTGGTACAAATTATAATTATGCCACGGCGGCAAGTCAACTATCAGTAACAAATGCTCTTTCAACGTCTTATGACCTTGTAAGAGATCCAGAAACTTTTGGTGATATTGATTTCTTAGTTCCAGGTAAAGTTACTGAACTTGGTGCAGTAAAATTAATTGATATTGCAGAATCAAGAAGAGATTGTATTGCTTGCATTTCACCAAGAAGAATAGATGTTATTAATACAGAGTCTACAACTGTAAAAACTGATGCAATTGTTGGATTTTTCAAAACTTTACCAAGTTCATCATTTGCAATTTTTGATTCTGGGTATAAGTACATATATGATAAGTATAATGATAAATATCGTTATGTTCCTTGTGGTGCTGACGTTGCTGGACTTTGCATTTCTACTACAATTAATGCAGAAACTTGGTTCTCTCCAGCTGGTTATAACAGAGGAAATCTACGTAATGCACAAAAACTTACATATTCACCAAAACAAGCAGAGAGAGATCGTCTTTATGTGAATAGAATCAATCCAATAGTTTCTTTCCCAGGTCAGGGTATTGTTTTATTTGGTGACAAAACTGCTCTTGCTTCTCCTAGTGCATTTGATAGAATTAATGTTCGTAGATTGTTTATTGAACTAGAGAAAAATATTGCAACTTTTTCAAAATTTCAACTATTTGAAATTAATGATGAAATTACCAGAAGTGGTTTTAAAGCAGCAGTTGAACCATACCTCAGAGGTGTTCAAGGTAGAAGAGGTATTTATGACTTCTTAGTTGTTTGCGATTCTTCAAATAATCCCCCTGATGTAATTGATCGTAATGAGTTTAAGGCTGAAATTTACATTAAACCAGCAAGAAGTATCAACTTCATTACAATCACCTTTGTCGCAACGAGAACAGGTGTTTCTTTCAATGAACTAATTAATTAATTTATTTCGTTAACAAAATCTAGGAGAAAACTAAAATGGCTAGAGGTATTTCAGAATTTAAATCTCGTCTTGCTAAAGGTGGGGCAAGGCCTAATCTATTCATGTGTAGATTAAATTTTCCAACCACTCTGTCCAATATTGTTGATATTACTGCTGTTGATTCCGCTACTGATCTAACTGGTCAAGCTGAATTTCTTGTAAAGACCGCTCAACTACCAGCGTCTACCGTTGGTGTTATTGACGTTCCTTTCCGTGGAAGAATGCTAAAGGTTGCCGGAGACAGAACCTTTGAACCATGGTCTGTTACTGTTATTAATGATGGTGCTTTCAGACTCCGCAAGGCGTTTGAAACCTGGTCAAGAGGTGTTAACGCTCTAACCGAGAACGTTTCACAACTTGGATATGGTTCTGGAGATCCAATTTCATATTGTGTTGACATGTCTGTGTTTCAACTCAGTAGAGATAACCAGACGCCAAGTAAAACACCAACTAATATGAATACTCTTGGTGAAGATGGTATGGAAGTTGTACGTGCATACAAATTTTTTGATGCATGGCCTTCTTCATTGTCTGCAATTGATCTTTCATACGAATCAAATGATCAGGTTGAAGAATTTACTGTAGAGTTTCAATATAATTATTATGAAGTAACTCAACCAACTCTTGACACAGCAGTAGGATCATAATAAATAGTATTTGATATAATCACGCTTATACTATGTCTCAACTATTTGGATTCTCAATTGAGGAGCGTAAGAAAAAAGAAAAACTGATTTCTCCAGCTCCTCCAAATAACGATGATGGCACCTCCGTAGTTGCGGCTGGTGCCTATTTTGGTCAATATATTGATATTGATGGTATTCCTAAAAACAATAATGAATTTGAATTAATTCGTAAATATAGGGAAATTGCCTTGCATCCAGAGTGTGATAATGCTATTGATGATATTATTAACGAATCCATTAGTAGTGATTTAGATTTTTGTCCCGTTAAAATTGAGTTATCTAATTTAGAAGTTAGTGATAAAATTAAAAAAATAATTAGAGAAGAATTTAATTATATTATACGACTGATTGATTTTGATAGAAAATCTCATGAGATTTTCCGTCGTTGGTATATTGATGGAAGACTATACTATCATAAGTTAATTGATTTCGATAACCCAAAAGAAGGTATTAAAGAGTTAAGATTTATTGATGCTCTTAAAATTCGTAAGGTAAGAGAAGTTATACGAAATAAAGATAATCAAATTGTTCTTAATGGCACTGCAAGATTTGATTACGGAGATACTTTAGAATATTATCTTTATTTCCCTGCCGGATATAAAGCAGATCAAAATAAAGGAATTAGAATTACAAATGATGCAATTACATTTGTATCATCTGGTTTAATGGACCATAATCATAATATGGTCATTAGTCATTTGCATAAGGCAATCAAGTCTGTAAACCAGTTGAGGATGATTGAAGATTCTTTGGTTATCTACAGACTATCAAGAGCACCAGAACGTAGAATTTTTTATATTGATGTTGGTAACTTGCCCAAGATGAAGGCGGAACAATACCTTAGAGAGGTTATGTCTCGTTACCGCAACAAACTTGTATACGACTCCGCAACAGGTGAAATTCGTGATGACCGCAAACACATGAGCATGCTTGAAGATTTCTGGTTACCTCGTCGTGAGGGTGGTAGAGGAACGGAAATTACTACTCTCCCAGGCGGCCAGAATTTAGGCGAACTAGAGGATGTTAAATACTTCCAAAAGAAACTTTACAAGTCTCTCAATATTCCTCTGTCAAGATTGGAACAAGAAAGTTCATTCACTATCGGTAGATCTAATGAGATTACTAGAGATGAACTTAAGTTTGCCAAATTTGTTGGTCGTCTTCGTAAGAAATTTAGCGATCTTTTCTTAGATTTATTACGCACACAATTAATTCTAAAAGGTGTCTTTACTCCAGAAGATTGGAATAACATGAAAGAGAATGTTCAATTTGATTATATTTTTGACAATCATTTTGCAGAACTCAAAAATAATGAATTACTTACAGAACGTTTAAATTCTGTAAATCTTGTAGAACCATATGTTGGCAAATACTTCTCCGCAGAGTATGTAAGAAAGCAAGTTCTTCAATTTACGGATGAAGAATGTGAAGATATTGATTTGCAAATTAAAAAAGAAATTGAATTAGGTATTATTGCAGATCCAAGTGCAATGATGGATCCTGCAATGGGTGGAGCACCAGCTGAGGGTCAACCTCCTCCAGCTGCTGGCGGCGATTTAGATACCGCCTTTGCAAGCGCAATTTCCTCATCAGATTATTCTAAAGGAAATATTTAATAAATAATTATTGTATAACTGGAGTATATTATGACATCTATATCTAGAGAAATTGTTGACGCAATTCTTGATCGAGATAATGTAAATGCAAACGAAAAAATTTATAATGCACTCTATGGAAAGAGTTCGGAAGAACTTCTTACTAGAAAAGCAACAATTGCAAAACATTTCTTTAATCCTGATTTTGACGGAAATGAACCTGATAATAATGTAGAAGTTGAAGACACCGAAGACACCGAAGAAACCGAAGAGTAAATCCAATGAAACTAATATCAGAAGAAATTATAGATATTCAATTTATTGCCGAAGAAAAAAATGGCAATAGATCTTACTTTATTGAAGGAGTATTTTTACAATCCGATATTAGAAATCGTAACGGAAGAATGTATCCCTTTGATACTTTAAATAGAGAGGTATCAAAGTATAATGAAAATTATATTCAACGGGGTAGAGCTTTAGGTGAGTTGGGTCATCCAGATGGTCCAACAATTAATTTAGATAGAGTTTCACATAAGATTATTTCCTTAACATCTGAAGGTAAAAACTTTATTGGTAAGGCAAAAATTCTTGAGACTCCAATGGGCAAGATCGCAAAGAACTTGTTAGATGAAGGTGTAAAACTTGGAGTTTCTTCAAGGGGCCTTGGATCAATTGAGAGAAGAGGTGATACCAATATCGTTAAAGACGATTTTATGCTTTCCACGGCAGCAGACATTGTTGCGGATCCTTCCGCTCCAGATGCTTTCGTAGAAGGAATTATGGAAAATAGAGAATGGATTTGGAACAACGGTTGTTGGAAAGAGTCTTCTCTAGAAGGAGCAAAACAATATTTGGATGGATCATCATCCAATGAACTACTAGATAGAAAACTTAAAGTTTTTGAGACTTTCTTACGTAATATAAAATTTTAATAAATACTAGTAGAAAATACAATTTTCTTTAGAGGGGAACCCATGTCCAATAATACATTTGAAATTTTAAGTGAGGAACCAGTAACCGCAGGAGCAAAACCTGCGGAGAAAATGCCTCGTATTGTTAATACAAATCCAGGTCAGTCAGGATCGGCGGAAGATCTTGGTGGTCCATTAACAAAACCATCACCAGATACGGAACCAACTCCTGGTAAATCTGTTTCTTCAAAAGCTAAACAGCTTTCAAATAGAATTACTCAAGGTGCTGGTAGTGCCGATGGAATGCCAACTCTTCAAGGATCAACTCCTGGTCAACCAGGGACTGCTCCAAGTTCATCTTCTGGTGGAGATGCTATGCCAAGACTAAAAGGTTCAACTCCAGGTCAATCTGGGGTTAAGGAAGAAGAAGAACTAGATTCAGAAGAAGTTCTTGCAGAAGATTCTGGAGAACTAGAAATTGATGTAACTGAAGATGTAGATGCACTTTTACGTGGCGAAGATCTCTCAGAGAATTTTAAATTTAAGGCAGCAACAATTTTTGAAGCTGCAGTAAAATCAAAAGTAATTGAAGAATTAGAAAAATTTGAAAAACTATATGATAAGAGACTTCAAGAGGAAGTTGAAGAGATTAAAGAATCTCTAGAAACCCGTGTTGAAGCTCATCTTGATTACGTATCTGAGCAATGGCTAGTTGAAAATCAACTTGCTGTTGATAACGGACTACGTAGTGAGTTGGCCGAAGAGTTCATTCTTGGTATCAAGAATGTATTCGAATCATGTTATGTCGATATCCCTGAGGATAAGTACGATGTTCTCGGAGAAATGTCCGAGAGACTAGATCAAATGGAAGAGAAACTCAACGAACAAATCGAAGTAAATGTTGAGCTAAATTCGGCAATCGGAGAATTTATTAAAGATGGAATTATTGCAGAAGTATCCGAAGGCCTTGCTCAGACACAAAAAGAAAAACTCACTTCTCTAGCAGAAGGTGTTGAGTTCATTAGTGAAGAATCTTATCGTGAAAAAATCGAAACAATCAAGGAAAGCTATTTTCCTAAGTCTCAAACTTCTTATACAGAAGATCTAATTGAGCAAACTCAGACCATGCAAGTAGAAGGACCAATGGCAGCATATGCGGCCGCAATTTCTAAGTGGTCTAAATAATAGATTCTATAAATAATCATAGATTCCTAACAATTAACCAACACTAATAGGAGTTTCCTACCTATGTACAACGCAGAACACCTTCAAGAGAAGTGGGCTCCAATTCTAGAGCACACAGGTCTTGATTCAATCAAAGATTCACACCGTAAAGCAGTTACGGCTATCCTTCTAGAAAACCAAGAGCGTTTCCTACGTGAAGAGCGTGGAATGCTTACAGAAGCGCCTTCTTCACCAACCATGTCGGCTGGTACAGGTGGTTTCACAGGTTCGGGTGCTAACCCTCCTGTTGCAGGTTTTGATCCAGTTCTAATTTCACTCATCAGACGTTCAATGCCAAAACTAATGGCATATGACATCTGTGGTGTTCAACCAATGAGTGCTCCAACAGGTCTAATTTTCGCAATGCGTTCACATCGTGGTACTGATCGTGATGGTAACGGCGCTACTCCAAACGTATTTGATAACGAGACCTTCTTTAATGAAGTTCCATCTGGATTCTCTGCTGCAGGCGGTGCTTACAGTGCTGTAGCTGGTGAAACCGCAACAAACCCTGCTGTGCTTAACGCTGCAGGTGCATATTCTGCAGGTCCTGGTGGTATGAACACCACTGCACTTGAGCAACTAGGTTCTGATCCTGCTGCTGCATTCCGCGAGATGTCATTCAGCATTGAAAAAGTTGCTGTTGAAGCAAAGGGTCGTGCTCTAAAAGCTGAGTACTCACTAGAACTCGCTCAAGACCTCAAGGCAGTTCATGGTCTTGATGCTGAGACTGAACTTGCAAACATCCTTTCTGCAGAAGTTCTTGCAGAAATCAACCGTGAAGTAGTTCGTACCATCTACGTAACTGCAAAGCCTGGTGCTCAGAACAACGTTGCAAACGCTGGTACGTTTGACCTTGACGTTGATTCAAACGGTCGTTGGATGGCAGAGAAGTTCAAGGGTCTCATTTATCAAATTGAGAGAGACGCTAACGCAATCGGTCACGAGACTCGTAGAGGGAAGGGTAACTTCCTCGTCTGTTCTGCAGACGTTGCAAGTGCTCTCGCAATGGCAGGTGTAATGGATTACACCCCAGCACTCAATGGTAACAACGCTCTCGCAGGTGTTGATGATACCGAGTCAACTCTAGTTGGTACTCTAAACGGTCGTATCAAGGTTTATGTTGATCCATATTCCGCGAACATCTCTAACGAGCACTATTATGTAATGGGTTACAAGGGTACTTCTGCATATGATGCAGGTCTCTTCTACTGCCCATACGTTCCTCTCCAAATGGTTCGTTCCATTGGTCAGGACACCTTCCAACCAAAGATTGGATTCAAGACACGTTACGGAATGGTTGCAAACCCATTCTCACGTGGCACCACTCAGTCTTCTTCTGCAATTGTTGCAAACAGCAACGTATACTACAGAAGAACCAGAGTTATCAACCTCATGTGA